CCATGATTCAAGCCGCCATTGCCCGCGGCATTCGTGGGAGCAGCAAGAACGCGCATCACTACCTCCGCCTCAGCGCCGAGTACATGGATGGCAAGCCCACCGAGAGTGTGGAGCTCACGGTGCAGACCCATCACGAGGCCGTGAATGCCGCCAGCGAAAAGCTCGACACGCTCCTGAACAAACTCGCCAGCAAGATCGCTGAGAAGGCGGACGGGTAGCATGGCGAGTGTCAATGTCGCGGCCACCTATCAGCCCACCGAGACGCGCTGTCTGATGCAGGTGTTGCTCGAGGACTACCCCACCGAGACCCATGAATTCCTGAGCGCGCTGGATGACACCGAGCGTGGCGTGCTGGCGTACCGCTGGGATCTGTTTGGCCGACCCAACCAACTCCCACCGGTGGAGATGGACTGGGACACGTGGTGTCGCATGGCGGGTCGTGGTGAAGGCAAGACGCGCAGCGCGGTCGAGTGGTGCAACAACGAGATCCATCGGCTGGGCCGGATCTATGGACCCGTGCGATGGGCACTGGTGGGCAAGACGCCAGCCGACATTCGCGATGTCATGGTGGAAGGTGAGAGCGGCTTTCTGCAACAGTCGCCCTGGTACTGGAAGCCGAAGTACGAACCCTCGCTCCGGCGGCTGACGTGGCCCGATGGTTCTATCGCCACTCTGTACTCCAGTGAGGAACCCGACCAGCTGCGCGGACCCCAGCATCATGGCGCGTGGCTGGACGAGTGGACCAAGTTCCGCTACATGATGGAGGTGTGGGACAACCTACAGTTCGGGTTACGCTTGGGTGCCCACCCCCAGGTGATGATGACCTTCACACCACGGCCCAGCAAGGCGTTACGAACGGTCCTCGAAATGCAGGGCACGGTGCTCACGGTGGCCAGTACGGAGAGCAACAAGGGCAACCTGCCGCCGCGTTTCATCACGACTGTGTACAACCGCTATGCGGGCACGCGCTTGGGCCGGCAAGAGCTGAATGCCGAGATCCTCAGCGACACGCCCGGTGCCCTATGGACGCACGATATCATCGACGCCGCGCGTGTGGCCCGGCATACCGAGGAGGTGCCGCTGCCCGCCATGGTACGTATGGTGGTGGCGGCTGACCCTGGCGCGTCGCACAAGGATGACGACGAAGACAAGCGGACCGAGGCGGCAGAGGGGAAGCTGCCCGAGACCGGCATCATCGTGGCCGGCATCGATGCGCGTGGTCATGGGTACGTGTGGGACGACCTCAGTGACAACATGTCGCCCAACGCCTGGGGCCAGACACTGGTGAAAGCCTTCGACGATCGCCAGGCCGACGCCATCGTGGGCGAGATCAACAACGGCGGCGACATGGTGGAGTTCGTGGTGAAGACCGCCTCGGTCGAGCTCGGGGTGCCGGTGTACTTCAAGACCGTGCGCGCGAGCCGCGGCAAGTACACCCGTGCCGAACCCGTGGCCGCGCTGTACGAGCAGGGCCGCGTGCATCATGTGGGTTCGTTCGTGGAGCTCGAGGATCAGATGACGGAGTGGGTCCCCGGCAAGAAGAGTCCCGATCGTATGGACGCGCTGGTGTGGGCCTTGACCGAGTTGATGTTGGACGGACCCGGTCCGTTGGAGTTTGGCTGATGGCGATTGTACCCAATGTTCCGTGTCCGCATGGTGTGGTGGACGACGTATGCGTCCAGTGCTCCCTCGAGATGGCCGCGAAGATCGCCATCGCCGACCGCGCCTTCCTCGGGGCGATGGCGATGCTGCCGGTTGAGGCGTTGGGCAACGTCATGATGACCGTGTACGCGCGCTTCTCAAGCGGTACGGGTGGCTATAGCGAAGAGAGTCAGTACGCGCTGAAGGTGCTGATCGACGCCATCGAGCGCCGCATGGAGCTGACGAAATGAGTTTACTCGATCGCATTGCCGGCGCGTTTGGGTACACCCAGCCTGATGGCAAGGCGCAACAGACGCCTGGTGATCCGGCCTCCAACGAGGGTGGTCAGTGGCAATTTAGCACGGGCTATGGCCCCACCACCTCGCGCCGCATTGGCACCCAGAACCTGCTGCGCGGCTTCGAACACATGCCGTGGTTGCACACCATTGTCAAGCGCATCGGGGAGCTGTCGAGTTCGGTGGTGTGGCGCGTAGGGTACGTCACCAATGTGCCGGCTGACGATGGCCAGGGCAAGCGGACGCCCGATGCCTACGAGCGCCGGGCCTTAGCGCGCATGTCGATGCAGGGGTTGACCCGCATCATGCAGAACGCCGACATGGCGAAGCGCGGGTCGGTGCTCCGCCACATGGTGGACATGCAGGCTTTCGAGTACCTGGACGGGCATCCCATGCTCACGGCGTTGGACTACGGCAACAGCCAGTTCAACGGACGGGTCGGTCGTGAACTCACACAGAACTATCTCGACATGGCCGGGTGTGGTGGGTGGATCCTGGACAAGAACCGCGCCGGCGGACCCACCGGCTTCTGGCCCGTGCCGCCGACATGGGTGGTGCAACGACCGTGGGACACGCCCGACGCTGCGGCCAAAGGTGAGGGCACCTATATGGTGCGTACGCCCAACGGCCGCATGAGCGAGATCCCGAAGGACAGCTTCGTGTGGTGGCACCACCCGGCACCCGAGTCGCCCTACGAGCGTGCTGTGGGCACGGGCCATGTGCTGGGGGACGAGCTTGAGACCGACGAGTACGCCGCGAAATACATGAAGCAGTTCTTCATCAATCGCGCGCGGCCCGACCTCCTCATCCACGGCGTTAACGCCCAGAAGGAGGAGATGACACGCCTGGAACAGAAGTGGCTCGAACGGTTGCAGGGCATCGGCAACATGTTCAAGCCGTACTTCCTGAACCGCGATGTCAAGGTGGAGGTCCTCTCCCAGAACATCCGCGACATGATGATGCCGGAGTTGCGCCAGCACGAACGCGACATGTTCATGCAGGTGTACGGGATGCCACCGGAGATCTTCGGCATTCTGGAGAACTCCAACCGCGCCACCATCGAAGCCGCCGACTACCTGACGTGGAAGTACGTGGTGATTCCGCGGCTCGAATTCCAGCGCGAGATTTTGCAGTGGCGCCTGGCACCCGTGTACGACAAGCGCCTGGTGGTGCTGTACGAAGCGCCGGCGCTGCAAGACAAGGAGTTCCTCCTCAACAGCATGAAGGCCAGTCCCTGGGCCTACACGTTTGATGAGTGGCGCGCGATCACCGGGACCGACCCACTGCCCGACAAGCAAGGCCGTGTGTTCGCGGTGCCGGCCAACACGGTGGTCCGCGCCACGCCCATGGACGAGAGCGACGATCAGGAGAATGTCGATATCGAGTTCGACGACGACTTGCCCGAGGAGGAAGAGGACGACCTCGAGGATGTCGAAGATGACACCGACCCCACCGAGGAGAATCCGGACGAGCCGAACTCCAAGGCCGCGCACCTCCTACGGGTGAAGGCGCTGGACACGAAGCAGAAGCGCCTGGTGGCCAAGGTGACCGGCTCCATCAAGAGCGAGCCGCTGGTGCGTCGTGGTAAGCCCATCATCACTGAGACGGTGGAGGTGTTCGGCCAACGCATGTTGGACTCCCTCGAGAATCCCGACGTGTTCAATCTGGCGGATCCGCAGACCACGCGGTTCTTGCGCCAGTGGGGCACGCGGCGTATCAAGGATCTTGTTGACGCCACCACGCGTCGGGAGCTGCGCAAGACGTTGGTCCAGGGCATGAACAAGGGTGAGACCTTGGACGAGTTGGCGACGCGTGTCCGCGCCACCTTCTCGAACGCCACCGGCTACCGCGCGGAGCTCATCGCCAGAAACGAAGTGGCGCGCTCCTCGAACTGGGGCTCCCTCAGCGGCATCAAGCAAGCCGGCATCGAAGAGAAGGAATGGCTGGCGGTGATGGATGCGCGCACCCGTGAACAGCATGCGGGTCTCGATGGGGCCATTGTGCCGGTGGACGATCCGTTTGTGGTGGCCGGTGCCAAGGCGCAGTACCCTGGTGGCTTCGGCAAAGCAGAGCTGGACATCAACTGCCGCTGTACCGTGCTGGCCGCCATCCCAACCAAGATGCTGAAAGCCAACGACGCGCGCATCGCCCGCTGGAACGACGTGGAAGCGGCGCGCGCACCCTACGACACTGCGCTCAAGAGTGCTATGCAGCGCGGGTTCCGTGAACAACAGTCGGCCGCATTGGCGGCTTTGAAAGGATAGCGTCATGCGGAAGATGATCCCGATCGAAGTGTTTCGCAAAATGCCCGAGGCGGAACGCAAGGATGTCCAGGGCATTCTGAAAGGCTTCGCCCTCACGAATGCCAAGGCCGTGGACGAAGCGGCCCGCACCATCGACTTCACCATTTCGCTCGGGACCATCGATCGCCAGAGCGATACCGTGAACCAGGACGGATGGGAACTGGACCACTACCTGAACAACCCCGTGGTGCTGTTCGCGCACGACAACTGGAACCCACCCGTGGCGCAAGCGCTCAACGTGTGGAAGGACGCCGGCAACCTGATGTCGCGGTCGCAGTTCACGCCGCGCGATATGTACCCGTTCGGCTTCATGATCTTCCAGATGTACCTGCAAGGGTACATGCGTGCGGTGTCGGTGGGCTTTGCGCCCAAGGACTACAAGTTCGTCAGTGGCGACGAGCGGCCGTTCGGCATTGACTTCCTCAAGCAGGAGCTGTTGGAATACAGCTGTGTGCCCGTGCCGGCCCATCCTGACGCCCTGATTGCCGCGCGGAGTGCCGGCATCGACACGTTGCCCATGAAGAGCTGGGCGGAACGCGCGCTGGACGCCTGCCAACGGGCCGACGGCGCGTCCACCCCCGAGCGCGAGGGTCTGGAACGGCTGCGGAAGGCCTCTGACCCGGCCGGGAAGCCGTTGTTCCTCGTGCTCCAGGAGCTTCGGGTGCCCAAGAGCGACGACGCCAAGGCGGACCCGCCAGAGCCCAAGGCGGAGGACACGCCCGAACCACCCGCAACCGGCAACCCCGGCGACGAGACCGTGGACCCGGTGAAGGCGCTCACTGCGGTGAAGGTGGCGCTGGTGGACAGCATCAAGGCCGGCCGGACCCTGTCGAAGAAGAACGAGGACAAGCTCCGGAGCGCCAGCGACAGCATCGGCGAGGTGTTGGCGCAACTGGAGGACGTGGATCCGCCCGCGGCCGATCCCGCAGCGGCCGATCCCGCCACCACCGAGACGCCCAAGGCGGACGATCCGCCGGTGGCGAAAGAACACGACCCGGAAGACATCATGACGCTGGACGACAGCGAACTTCCGGTGGCCAAGAATGACCCCGTCGACGACGACGTGCATGTGCTGTCGCTCGACGAGGAAGAGGTGCTGACGCTGGACGACGAGCCAGCCAAGGCCAACACTCCCGCCACGGCCGGTAGCGGAACCGAGGCGGAGGTCGTACGGCAAACGGTCGGCGACGTGATTCTGGCGGCCGTGCAGGACGCCATTCGCGAAGCGACGGGTGCTGTCCGCTAGAAGTTCACCGCTACCGTAACACGGGACTATCACTCTCCAGGAGGGAGACGCAGATGAAGAAGGAAGAACTGATCGCTATGATCAAGGACGTGGTGGGCGACGACGTTGCCGATCGCGTGAAAGCCGCGGTCGAAGCCGCACTCAAGGCACCGAGCCTCGGAGAGTCCATCCTGCTCGCGCACAATCAGAAGGCGGCACCGCCGCAGACCGAAGAGCGCGGCCTGGTCTTCGCCGGCGTCACCATGGCGCTGGCGCATGCCGGCCGTGAGGGCGTCAGCAAGGCCATCGAGTACGCCAAGACCATCGCGAAGAACGATGCCGTGGTCAAGGCGCTCGAAGCCAGCACGGCGGGCAGCGGTGGCCTGCTGATCGAACCCGAGGTGTCCAGCGACATCATCGAACTGCTGCGGCCACGTGCCGTGGTCCGCTCGTTCAATCCGATCCAGGTGCCGATGTCGAGCGGCGTGCTCCAGATCCCGCGTATCGCCGCGGCGACCACGGCCGAGTACGTGGGCGAGAGCATGCAGCCCACCATCAGCCAGCCGGCGTTCGACAACGTCGTGCTGCAGGCGAAGAAGCTGATGGCGCTGGTGCCGATCAGCAACGACCTGATCCGCCGGGCCGGCTCGCAGGCACAGACCATCGTACGCAACGACGTGCTCCGTTCGCTGGCACTGAAGGAAGACTACTCCTTTATCCGTGCGCAGGGCACGCAGTTCACCCCCAAGGGCATTCGCTACTGGGCGGCTCCGGAGAACTTCGTGGATGCCAGCGCGTATCCGCAGACCCTGGAAGGCGTCACTGCCGTCCTGGCGACCATGATCCTCAAGTTGGAAGAGGCGAACGTGGCCTTCACCAACATGGGCTGGATCTTCACGCCGCGTACGAAGATGTTCCTCATGACGCTGCGCAACGCGCTGGGCGTCTACGCGTTCCGTGACGAGATGATGACCGGGAAGTTCTGGGGCTACCCGTTCCGTACCACCACGCAGCTGCCGAACAACCTCGGCGTGGGCGGTGACGCGAGCGAAGCGTACCTGGTGGACTTCGACGACATCGCCATCGGTCAGACCGTGAACGTGGAAGTGGCCGTGTCCACCGAAGCGGCCTACGTCGACCAGGATGGCAACCTCCAGTCGGCGTTCGGCAAGGATCAGACGCTGATGCGCGTGATCGAGGAGCACGACATCGCGGCGCGGCACAACCAGTCCATCGCGGTGGCGACGGGCCTCAGCTGGCAGTTCGCGGCCTAGGACGCCGCAGAGGTGAGAGTGTTCGGTAACGTACGCTCCAGGTCAGGGCCGGCAAGGATGGCCGGCTCACCTCTCTGAACTGTTCAACCGTTCACGATAGTTTCACAAGGAGTAGTCGTCTCATGCACTGGACACAGAACAACAGCGGTGCCGCGTTCTTCGGCGTCGTGGCAGGGGCGAATCTGTCGATCACGGCGGGCGCAGGTCAGGACGGTCAACAGCAGACCGGTCCGATCATCGACCGCATGGCGACGGGTCGTCCGTGGGCACGCAGCGGCAAGATCATGCAGCCGTTCCTCACCACGCTGGCGTCGGGACAGTCCCTGGCGTTTGCGGTGGTCCTGGAACACGGCAACGAGCCGACGATGTCCGATGCCACCACCTTCGTATCGGCCAACCTCACGGTGCAGACCGCACCGACGGGACCCGTGGTCGCGGCGAACGGCGTGGGCGCGGTCAACGTTGACCTCATGGGTGCCAAGCGGTACCTGCGCGTGAAGTACACTCCGAATCTGAGCGCCAGCGGTACCGACACCGCAGTGCTGGGTCAGAGCATCTTCGCGCTCGGCGGTCTCGAGCACATCCCCGTTCCGTCAGGGATGTAAGCTCCGCAAGAAGGCCGGCTGTCCACGCCACCACACTGGGTCACGGTGGTGCCTCCGGTGATCCGGTGTGTAGGACAGCCGGCCGCTCTCTAGAAGGGGTGTGAGTGCAATGTTACGGTATCCAGTCGCCCAACCATATCTTGGCGGACATGAAGCGGACTATCTGCTGGCCTGCGTACGGGAGAACGCGCTCAGCAGCGGCCGCTTTGTCACTCAACTTGAACAGGACTGGGCAGAACGTTGCGGAACGCCCTACGCGTTGGCCGTGATGAATGGAACCGTAGCATTGCACCTCGCGCTGATGGCGCTCAACCTGGAGCCGGGCGACGAAGTGCTGGTGCCCACGCTCACCTACGTGGCGACCGCGAACGCGGTGGCCTACTGCGGCGCAAACGCTGTCCTCTGTGATGTGGATCCCCACTCGTGGAACCTCACGGTGGACAGCATGGCGAGCAAGGTGACCGAACATACCGTGGGCATCCTCCCGGTGCACCTGTACGGTCTACCCTGCGACATGACGCGCATCAACGAATTTGCCCAGGCCCATAAGCTGTGGGTGGTCGAGGACGCGGCCGAGGCGCATGGCGCCACGGTGGCCGGTGAAGCCGTGGGCTCGCTGGGCACCATCGGGATGTTCTCCCTCTACGGCAACAAGATCATCACGGCCGGCGAAGGTGGCTTGCTCACTACGGCTAATCCGGAGCTCGAGACCCGCATGCGCCTGTTGCGCGGACAGGGGATGTCCTTGACGCGCCGGTACTACCACCCAGTGATGGGCTACAACTACCGCATGACGAACCTGCAAGCCGCGGTGGCCTGTGCGCAGCTCGAGGACTTCGACGCGCATGCCAAGGCCCATCGTGAGGTGTGCGCCATGTATCGCCAGCACCTGAATGGGGTGGCGTACTTGGAATGGCAGGAGAATGCGGACGCGACCATCCTCAGCGCCGACTGGCTGATGTCGGTGCTATTGCCGCCGTACGTAGACCGCGACGCCGTCATGCGGCGGCTCGCAACTGAAGGAGGTGTCGAGACACGACCCGTGTTCGTTCCCCTGCATCGCATGCCGATGTACACCGGCCGACCGGCAAACTTCCCCGTGGCGGAGGAGATTGCAATGCGCGGTTTGTCACTACCCACCTATCGTGGGCTGACCGACGCAGACGTGGCCCACATCAGTGTGATGCTCGCCAATGCTTGTGAAGTGGAGGCACGCTAATGGTTCCTGACCTGCAATATGAAGGTGCGCATCAGCGCATCAGCGAGTTCCCGCCGGTGTCGGTGTTCCTGGTGGTAGGACCCGATGGCCCGTGGGCCCATCCGGGTGTCTATCTGCGCAACGACGTGAAGCCCGATCTGTACGCTGGTCCGTTCGACACGGTCGAGGACGCGGTATACCAGTACGAGCAGAGCCAGCGTCGCAAGAGCGCCACACCGCCGTTTGCCAACGCCTTCGGCTTTCGCGCTGGCAAGACCCTGGTGGATGACCAGATCGTGGCCATCCGTGCGGACATGATCTACATTGACCACGAGGCACGCATTGACGCATTCGTCAAACTCGAAGGTGGCACCGGTATGCGCATCGGGCGGCACGTGCATATCGCCAGCTTCTGTCATATTGGTATCGGTGGCGGGACCACGATCCTTGAAGATGGGAGTAGTTTTGGGTCAGGCGCTCGGGTGCTTAGTGGGAGTAATCTCCCCGAGGCAGTCAGCTGCAGCGCCGTTGCCCCAGCCGCCGAGCAGATGGTGCAGCGCTACGTGACGCGCATCTGCCGTAACGCCACCATCTATGCCGGCGCCACCGTGCTGCCCGGTCTCACCATCGGCGAAGGCGCACGCATTGGTGCCGGTGCGGTGGTGACAAAGGACGTACCACCCGGCGAGATCTGGGGAGGCGTGCCCGCCAAGCGGCTCAATACCACGTTCAACACCAAGTGGACCGTGGGCGAGGATACCACGACGATGCCGTTTCGCGAGGTTGTCCGCGCGGCTGAAGAGCGTGAAGCGGCGATGGGCGACCTGCCCTATCTCCGCAATGCCAAAATGGAGGACCCGCGATGAACCTCGTCATCCTGTCCTTCTTCCGGAACAGCGCCCATGGCCAAGCACAAGCGTTCCTCGCGCGCTGCGCCGCGCTTCGCGACGTCCTCCGCCTTTCGTACGGGGTGCGTGTCATTGCCGTCTACGGTGACTGCGTTGACAACACGGCTGACGTCCTCCAGTTCGAGGCGCTACGCCATGGCCTCCGCCTGCAGCTGGTCGAACATTCTCACGGCGGTCCGGTGTTCGGCAGCACAGAGGAACCCGCGCGACTCCGGGCATTGTCGGCGCTCGGTAATGCCGGCTTGGCGTCGGTAGGCGAGACCGACGACCTGGTATGGTACGTGGAGAGCGATCTGCAGTGGGACCCCACCACCGTGGAGTCGCTTGCCATGCGCATCATGTTGGAATCGGTGGATGTCATTGCGCCGCTCTGCATGGCGGGTGCGGCGTTCTACGACATCTTCGTGTTCCGCAAGAGCGGGCATCGCTTTGGTCCGTTCTATCCGTATCACGGCGAGTGCCGGCACGACGGCCAGCTCACCCGCGACATGGACAGCGTGGGCTCGGCGTTCCTGATGCGCGGATATGTGGCGCGCGAATGCCGCATTATCAACGACGCGTGCCTCATCGGCTTCGGTGAGGATGTCCGCGCCAAAGGTTACACCATCGCGTGCGACGCGTCGCAGATTGTGAGGCACCCATGAAGGCCTTCGTAGAGGTGGTGCCTAGTCATCTGAGCCAGGGCATCCATCGGGTGGCCGGCGCCATGAAGGCGCACGCGCCGAACGACGTGCTGTTCACGCCGCGCATGGCGAGTGCAGACTTCGCCGTGTTCCACGTCATCGGCCTGGGCTCGCTCGACGGACCCGTGGCCGATTGGCTGGCCAGCGGCAAACCGTACGGGGTGGTGCAGTACTGCTACCGGACCACAGAGAACCCGGCCTCCCCACGGTGGCTCGACCTCTGGCGCGGTGCGCGCGTGGTGTGGAGCTACTACGATCTGCCAAAACTGGCAGTGGAGACCGGCCTGTTGCAGCCGGACGACCTGCTGGGCTTCACCTTCCTCCACGCACCCATGGGCGCGGAGCCGAGCATCTTCACACCGGGTCCTATGCCACGCAAGTCGTACATGGTGGGGACCAGCGGCTACATTGCCGACACTGAGTGCGTGATGGAGTGCATTTCCGCGGCGTCCTCTCACGACGGCCGCGTGTTCCATCTCGGCCCAGTCCTGCAGCAAGTGCTCGACGCCGGCTACCAGAACGTGTCGTTCATGTCGGGCATCTCGGACCGTCAGCTGGTGGAGCAGTACAACCAGTGCCGGTGGGTGGCCGGGATGCGGCGCATCGAAGGCTTCGAGATGCCGGCGTTGGAAGGTCTCATGTGTGGTGCGCGGCCGGTGATGCTGGACGCGCCGCACTACCGTCACTGGTTCGGTGAACACGCGGACTACATCACCGAGCGCGCACCGGCAGATGTGGAAAGTGACTTGGCCACGCTCTTTGGTGGCAAGACACGACCGGTGACGCCGGCGGAGCGCGCGCATGTGGCCGATAGGTTTGCGTGGGACCGTCTCATGACGGACTGGTGGGAGATGGTGCGTTATGCAAAAGCCTAAGGTGCTCTGGATCGGCGACGCGGTGATCCACACCGGCTTTGCGCGTGTCACGCACTCGGTGTTGCCGCGCCTGATGGACGCGGGGTGGGACGTGGCGGTGCTGGGTGTGAACTACGCCGGCTTCCCGCACAAGTTTCCCTACAACATCTGGCCGGCGCTCTCGGGTGGTGACGTGTGGGGTCTGAACCTGCTCGACAAGGTGGTCGACGCTGAGAAGCCCGACGTGGTGCTGGTGAACAACGACCCCTGGAACGTGGTGGAGTTCGTCAAGGCCATGGAGTTCTACGCTATGCCGCAACCGTTGATTGGCTACATGCCGGTGGACGGTCGCAACATGCGGTGGGGTAAGGACCTGGGGGGTCTGGCGCACGCCATCATGTACACGAATTTCGGCACCGAGGAAATGCACGAGAGCGGCTACCGTGGCCCCATCTCGGTGATTCCGCACGGGGTCGATAGCAACGTGTTTCGACCCATGGACCAGAAGGATGCCCGCGCGATGGCGGGTCTCGGTCAGTTGCCCGCGGACGCGTTCATTTTCGGGAACGTGAACCGCAACAGCACGCGCAAGCGAATGGACCTGTCGGTGTTGTACTTCGCGCGCTGGTGGCGTCAGGCAGGAGAGCCGGACAATGCGTATCTGTATCTCCACGCATCGATCGACGACGCCGCGGGGATCGACTTCATCCGGCTGGCCCGCTACCTGGGTGTCGAGGAGCGGATCATCGTCACGAATCCCAAGATGCAAGTGGGTGTGGGGGTCAACGCGCAGATCCTCGCCGCCATCTACAACAGCTTCGATGTCCAGATCTCGACGGCCGTTGGTGAGGGGTGGGGCCTCACGCAACACGAAGGCATGGCATGTCGCCGTGCACAGATCGTGGGGGGATGGTCCGCCTGTCAAGAGTGGATGGCGAACGCGGCGTGGGTCGTCCCCTGCTCCGCGCTCGTCGTGAACCAGGGACCCAATACCATCGGCGGCATTCCGGACGAGACCGCGTTTGTTGCCGCCATGGATACGCTCTATCGCAACCGGGAGATGCGCGAAGACTATGCGCGTCGTGCCTATGCACGCGCCGTGGAGCCGCGCTTCGACTGGCACGCTATTGGGGAGGTGTTCTCCGACACACTGACCCACGTGCTCGAACAGCACGAACACAAACCGTCGGTACAGGAGGCCAGTGATGGAAACGCAGAAGGAAATCGTGAAGTTCAAGAAGTCGTATCAGCCGTACGCGGTGGGTGAGCTCGCCGGGTTCTCCTCGGACACCGCCTCGAAGCTGGTGGCCAAGGGCATTGCCGAGCGGCACGTGACGCAGGACACGCGTACGGCGCAGCCAGGCAACAACCGTCAGCAGACCGGCGGAGTTCAGAAGTAGGTCCATCATGAACACGGTCACGGTACGCGTACCCGCGCAGAACCGCAACTTCACTTCGCTGTCACGAGTGAAGCAGGAGTTCGTCTCGGCCAGCGGCACAGACGGACTCCTGCAGCGGTACATCAGCGACGCCACGAATGCCATTGTGGCGTTCACCGATCGCGAGTTCGTGCGTGAGGGTGTCACCGAGCAGCTGGTTGGCTCGGGGTTGCCCACCGCCATGATCACGCGCCGGCCTGTGGCGGCGTTGGACGCGGTGCGTGGCGGATACATCGGTATCCAGCCAGCCGTGACCGTGTCGGGTGTCCAGGTGCGGGACCGGAACGCCGGCATCCTCTACCTGAACAGCCGGTTCAACGACAACCGGCGCTATGGCGACTACATCACCAGGTTCCTGACCCCGGCCGAAGGCTATCAGGGGTGGGAAGCCGACTATACCGGAGGGTATCTGGTCGCCGACGACAACGTTCTCGCCTCGGGGATCTCCCTTGTGGCCGAGGATAGGTCAATAAGGTGGCCCGGTGGGCTCTGGCCGATGTTGGTGGCCGGGGACCGTGTCCGCCTGAGCGGGTTCTCCGGAACGCGTAATAACGGCGTGTGGACGGTTACGCGCCGGGTCGACGACGAGACCCTCACGGTCCTCCAGCCGCTGACCAACGAAGGCCCCACCGATCAGGAGGTTTCGGTGGAGGTGGCCAACCTCCCGGCCACCATTGAGATGGCCTGCATCGAGATGGTGAAGTACCGCTACAAGAACCGCAACAAGGACACGTCCTTGAGCGGGGAGAAGATCGGCGACTACTCCTACACGCGCGGCAAGGCTACCCCAGGAGTGATGCCGATGTACATCTGCGAGATGCTGGAGTCGTGGGAGGTGGTCGAATGATCGAGGACCTCCTCATCCACACGGGCGTGGTGCTGCGCAACCGTCCCGGTGCGGCCGCGGGTGGACAGTTGCCCACAAACCTCGTGGCCATCTACACCACACCCTGCCGTGTGAGTACAACCTCGCAGGGCATGGGCGACAAGCTCCTGGGTGCGCAGGCACAATCACAGCCGGAGTTCTACATCTACTTCCCGCCGGAGCTCGCCATCGCGATCGGTGATGTGGTGGACGCCACCGACGAGCTCGGTATGGACATGGGCCGCTACCGGGTGAAGGACAACACGTCGCCCAGTGTGCGCGGGCACCACACGCGGATTCGATGCGAACAAGTGCAGCGAGGCAAGCCGTGAGAGCCTCGCTCACGAAGTGGACACCCGAGCAGGTGGAGTCGGCCGCGCGCGAGGCGTTGAAGAAACGTATCTGGCGCGCGACGCTCTTCATCAAGGGTGTCATTCAGAAGTCCATCAACCGGAGCAACGCCGATGGCGACAACCCGAGCTTGCCGGGTGAACCGCCGAAGCGGGTGAGCGGTCGGTTGCGTGACAGCGTGGTGGCCACCGAGCCGGTCGACAAGAACGGCGATGTGGTGGGCTATGTGGGCGTGAACATGAAGTACGCGCGCCGGCTGGAACTGGGGTTCGTGGGGACGGACCGCAAAGGCCGGCGCTTCAACCAGAAGCCACGGCCGTTCATTCGGCCCGCGATCGCCAATAACAAAGCGGCGATCCAGAAGATTCTGAAGGAGCGCGGATGAACACCGTACTGGATGCCTTGCATGCGCGACTGGAGAGCGACGCCACGCTCACGGCGCTGCTGAGCGACTACGGTGGGGCACCCTCCATCATCACGTTGGATGTGGTACCGGAAGCGGTACCGTATCCCTACGTGTACATTACGGGTCCGGTGGGGTCGGGACCGTTCGACACCAAGACCACCGTTGGATTCGACATGCTGTTCGATGTCTTCTGCTATGTGGAGAAGTCGGGCAGTCGAGAGCTGATCAACGCCATCATGATGAAGATCTTCTGGCTGCTGCATCGCCATAAGCTCGCCATCGCCGACATGCGCACGCTGGTGGCCAGTTGCGCAGGTCCCATGCTCGCGCCCACTGATGACACGGTTTACGGCCGCGTGATCACCGTGCGGCTCGTAGCGCAGGCCACGTAAATAGAGGAGACAGTCAATGCCGCCGAATATCAACGACCCCGAAGTGAACGGAACCGACATCCTGATCTCGATCGAGAATCCCGCAGCGTCCGGCACGTACCTCGTGATCGGTTCGCAGCGTGGGGCGACGTTCGCAGAGCAGACCGCACCCATCGACTTCTCGAGCAAGAACGACCGCAAGGGCAAGTTCGGTCCCGGCCGGTACACCAGCACGATGTCGCTGGAGCACCTGTACGTGCCGAGCGCGTCCGGGCAGACCGTGCTCCGCAACGCCATGCGCGACGGGACCTACGTCCGCGCCCAGCGTCAGGAGTTCGGTGGGCCGCTCGAGAGCGCCCGATGCGTCGTGACGAACTTCTCCACGAGTGCGCCCGATCAGGACGCGGCCGTGGTGAGCGTCGAACTGCAGGTCACGGGAGCGTGGTCGTAGTTCGTCGGTAGCAGAAGACCGAGACCACCCTTTCACCACAACGTTAGAGTCGGAGGCACCCAATCATGCACGGACTTCACTACTTCGTTTTCAAGGGCGAGCAGACGCCCATCATGTTCACCACCACGTCGATGCGGATGCTGGAGAAGACGCTCAACATGTCGCTCCAGACCATCACGTACCGTATGCTCAAGGAGCTGTACGGCATCGGCGAGATGTCGACCACCATCTGGGCAGGGTTGGAAGGCGCACGCTTGAAACTCAAGGTGCGTCCCCAACCCTGGACTCAGGAGGAAGTCGACGACATGATCGACGAGCTGGGCGGTGTTCCCCTGTTCTTCCAGAAGGACTCGCCCGTCATCAAGGCCATGACCGAAGCGTGGAGCGACGCGTTCCCCGCACCAGAGAAGAAGCCGAACACCACGGCTGATGGAGCGACACTGCCGAAGGCCGGCAAGAAGAAGGGTAAGAAAAACCCTCCGGTCGCCCGCTCGTAGACTCGAAGGGGTTTTACGACTGGGCGGAGTTCCGCTTTCGCGCGGCGTGCGATGGGGTCCAGGACGATCGCGTTTTTTGGAACGTGACGTTTTGGGAGTTGAACGAACTGGGGCGAGCGGCTGCACACGTTCGCGACCAGGAGTTCGAGACACGACGCGTCCTCTCGATAGCGCAGGCCTGGAACACGGCGCGCTACTCGAAAGCCAAACGGCTACCCTCGCTTCGCGGCGAGCTGAACCCGCCACCTCGGGAGCTCTCGGTCGATGACCAGGAGCGTCTGAAACGCGAGCATGACGAACGCGTCGCTCGCATGATCACGCAAAAGTAGCACACGTAGGGTTGTACGCCGATGGCTGACGAACAGGGATCACTAGGCTCACTGGGAGAAGCGACCGTCTCTGTTCGCGCCGTCGGCGCGCAGCTGGGGAGGGACTTCCTCCGCATGCGCGGCGAGATCATGGGGAATCTCGACGGCTTGGGGAAGGATGCCGAATCACTCGGACGGAAAGTGTCGGTCGGTCTCACGCTGCCCATCATCGCAGGGATGGGCCTGGCGGCCAAGTCCGCCATCGAATTCGAAAGCACCTTCGCCGACGTGCGCCGCACCGTCGAAGGCAGCGACAAGGTGCTGGATAGTCTCGCACTTCGGTTCCGCCAACTAGCAACGGAGATCCCGGTCTCGACCACCGAGCTGAACAAGATTGGCTCTGCGGCCGGCGCACTGGGCATCAAGACCGAGAACATCGAGAGCTTCACCGCCACCATCGCGAAGATGGCGGTGGTCACCGAGCTCACGAGTGACGCCGCGGCGGACGGTATGGCGCGCATCGCCAACGTCATGAAGATGCCGCAGGAGCAGTTCGAGAATCTCGCGAGCAGCATCAACCTTGTTGCGAAGAACGGCGCGTCCACGGCACCAGAGATTGTGGCCATGGCGCGCAACCTTACCGGTGCCGCGGCGGTGGTTAAGATGTCCACGGCCGATGTGGTTGGCTTCGCCGGCGCGTTGGCATCGGTTGGCATTGAGGCGGAGGCTGGCGGTAGTGCCATCTCGCGCACCATCTTCTCGATGGCCAACTCCGTTTCGGAGGGTGGCAAGAAACTGAATGAGTTCGGTCGCGTGGCCGGCATGTCGGGCGATCAGTTCGCGAAATCGTTCAAGGAGAACGCCACCGATGCCATCATCGCGTTCATTCAGGGTCTTCAAAAGCTGCACGCCAGCGGTGAGAACATCTTCGGTACGTTGGACGGTCTCGAGCTCCGAGATATTCGTCTGCAGCGTGCGCTGCTCAATGCGACCGCGGCCGGCAACCTCTTCAACGAAAGCATCGAGAACGCGCGCAAGGGATTCCAGGACACCGGTCAATTCCAGGAAGACTACCGCAAGAAGAGCGAGACGCTCGATGCGCAGCTGAAGATCGCGCGGCAAACCATCAACGAGATCGGCATCACGCTGGGCACGGCGATGATTCCGATGATGAAGGACGCGCTCACGGCGGCAGAACCGCTTGTGGCGATCGTCAAGGGGATGGCCGACGGGTGGGCCAAGCTCCCGGAGCCGCTGCGTCTGGCGAGCGTGGGGCTCGGTCTGGTGGCCGCGGGCATCGGACCCGTGCTGTACTTCGGCGGACAGATGGCACAGACCGTTGTGCTGATCGCGAGCAACTGGAAGAACTTCGTTGCACTCGCACCGGCTGTTGTCAACGCGTTCCGCGGCATCACCGTCGCGGCCTACGCCACCGAAGCGGCCGTCGCGCTGCTATCGGGTCCGATCATCGCGCTGGCCGCAGCGGTCGGTATACTGACCGCGGCCAACTACGCCTACAACGTCAATGCGAAGTACCTCAAGGAGACGGCGGATCAGGCGAAGATCCTGAAGTATCTCGTTGATGAACTGAACATCACGTGGAAGGATAGCGCCGAAGCCGTCAAGGTGTTGGACTCCTACCAGGCGGGTCTCGAAGGCCGCATGATCGAAGCCAAGGGTGCTACCGCCGCCATGGCACAGGCCTGGCAGCGTGGCATGGTGGATGGCGGTCAGGTAGCGGTGAGCACCGTCATCAACTTGAGTGGCGCACTCGGTCAGCAGGCCAAGGCCGCAGGCGCTGCCGGCAAGGCCACAGGCAGTCTCAGCGCAGATTTCGCTGCAGCAAAGAAGGAGATGGCCGGCTTCAACGCCGAGCAGAAGAAGAACATCGCGGACGGCCACGCGATGGGCCTGACCGACGAGAAGGTCGCGGAGAATGTCAAGGTCAGTGCTGCTGCGGTGAAGCTCTATGTCGACGCGCTGGACAAGAGCAAGAAGGCGCGCGCCGACTTCATGAAGGACTCCGCGGAGCTCGGCAAGAAGACCATCGATCTCGAGGACACGTTCCAGAATTTCACGAAGACCGCCGGCACCTACACCGACATGATGCAGGCGACCCGCAGCGAGGTAAGCAAACTCACTGCGGCGAAGCGTGCGGAGATTGAAGCCGGTAAGGCCTACGGTGATAGTGAAGCCGAGATCGCGAAGAACGTCAAAGTGTCCGAGCAGGCGGTGAAGCTCTATCTCGACACGGTGCAAAAGCACACGGCCGAGATGAAGAAGATGTGGGAGGAGAACGACCGTCTCAACGACAAGACGATCGAGCTCAAGGACACTTTCACCAACTTCACTACCGACGCCGGCACCATGCAGCAGATTCTTGGTGCCGTGCGGAGCGAAGTGGAGGGTCTCTCGGAGGAGCAGCGCAAGAACATCATCGCCGGCAACGACATGGGCCGGAGCGTGAAGGAGATTGCGAAGTCCCTCGGCATTTCCGAGGAGGCGGTCAAGATGTTCTTGGACCGTCTCAAGGAAACGACCACATGGCAGAAGGGACTGCAGAATCTCGCCTCAGCCTTCTCGAATCTGGCGCAGGTAGCCGGTGGTTCCTTCGGCGGTCTTGCCAAGACGCTCGGTTCGATGGTGTCGTTTGCCAATGTCGGGGTGCAAGCGGGCACGCAGTTCGTCGAAGGGATCAAGCAGTCCTTCGGCATGGGTGGGGTCAAGAAGAATCTGGCGTCGGGCATGGTGTCCATCGCCAGCGCCATGGTGGCCGGCATCTCTGGAATGATGGCCTCCACCGGCACCGAGAGCCGGCTCCAGAACGTGCTGGGCGGCGCACTCACGGGTGCGGGGACTGGCGCGGCGATTGGTACAGGCATCGCGATGGCGATGTCCTCGGGCGCTAGCACAGGCGCTGCGGCGGGTGTGTGGGGTGCCGCAGCCGGCGCCATCGTCGGGATTATGATCGGGATCTTCCGCGGCCGCGGGACGCGCCGCGAGATGGAGAAGGTCGGCGAGGAGTGGGGCACGGACATCTCGTTCGGTCTGGCGAAGCAGATCGAGGGAGACGCCAAGAACCTGTTCGACGGGGTCGAGGAAGCTGCGCGCGCGTGGAACCTGAAGGACGTCATCAAGGAGCAGGGTGGGGTGCGGCCGGATAACATGCAGCAGTTGCTGGGGCCACTGCGCGATGTGTTCGTCCTCACCGAGCGCGGCTTGCTGAACACGGGTCAGGCCGCACACATCCTCGACGAGAACTTTGCCAGCTTCGCCGACACGGTGGTCAACAGCGGTCATGTCGCCAGCGCGGCGTTCACGGAGATCATCCGGCTGAACGCGCAGATGAACATCGGCAGCAAGGCCATCCACGATTTCGTGGAAGCGCAAACCGGTCGTGCGGCCAGCGGCATGTCGGACATGTTCGCGGATACCGTGACCAATGCGCAGGCCATGGCGGAGAAGCTCAAGGAGGCAAAGGACAACCTCCAGAAGCTGACCGATGCCGAACGCGAGCGTGCCAACGAAGCCACAGGCAAGGGCAACGACCGCGATCCCTACGATGTATCGCAAGCGGCCGGGGAGATTGCCGCCGCACAGGCGAAGGTCAACGAGCTGCAAGGCCAGATGAACACGCTGGCCCAACAGAGCGGTGACGACTTCACCGACATGGGCATCCTGGCGCTGTCGGCGTTCAACAGCGCACGTGCCGCGGGTCTGTCCTACTTCGAAGCGTTGCAGGCGGTTCAACCCGCCATTGCAAACCTCATTGCCCTGCAGGATACACTCGGCCTCACGGCCGACGAGGGACTCAACTCCCTCATCGTGGGCGCACGGGTGTCGGAGACCGCTGCCGGCAAAGCCGCAGCGGGTATCAACGAGGTCACCCTCGCCCTGAGCAACATCGGTCCCGTGTCCCAGGAGACGCTCGACGCGGTCCAGCGCCGGCTCGGCGAGACGATGACACGGGTGCAAGCAGAGGTCGCCAAGGCTGGCGGTTCGCACCGTGACGCGTTGCAGCAGATGGCACCGGCACTGGACAGTATCATTGAGCTGGCGCAACAGTACGGCTTGAAGATTGACGACAACACGCAGATGTTGATCGACCAGGCGCGCGAGCACGACCTGCTCGGTCACAAAGCGAAGACCGATCAGGACGTGATGAAGGAAGGTTTCGATGGCGTCATCGAAGCGGTCCAACAGCTCACGGCGAGCGTGCGCGACGGGTTGACCGGTGCCATTCGTACGGTGCAAGGCGGCTTCAGCGGTCTCGAGAGTTCTGGCAAGCGCGCCGCGGGGACGATCGCCGACGAGTTCAACAACAAGGCGACACCTGCGGTGGAGAATCTGGACAACGCCGTGTACGGCGCCACCTACGGTCACTCACCGGGCGGCATGATCGACCTCACCGAGCACGCCTATCTGGCGAGCGCGGCGATCGGTGATCTGGCGTCGCACGGTGTCATTGCCATGGGCAAGCTGTACAACGGCATCGACGCGCTGTTGACCGGCATGGGCCTGTTGGACGAGAAGACCAAGAAGCTCACACTGTTCACGCTGAAGATCCCGCTGACGATGCAGGGAGCGATCTCGCCGGCTGTTCAGGGCATGATCGACTCGGCCGAGGCGGAACTCAAGAAGCTGAAGGACTTGCAGTCCAGCACCAAGGACGACGACCACATCAAGCAGATGGAGGACGAGCTCAAGGCGTACGACGCCTCCATCAAGGAGATCGGTGCGGACACGCCGCTCGGACGCATCCTCGAGGCGCGTCGCGACGCCATGGCCGCGGAGCTGGACTCGCAGAAGACGTACGTCGAAGCGTTGCAGGAGCAGTTGAAGAAACAGATCGAGGTGCTAGAGAAACGCATCGAGGATCTGAAGAATATCAAGAACCCGTGGGAGGGATATCCGATTCAACCGGGCCAGCCGGGTGGCCCGCAGATGTTGAATCAGGACCAGGCCGTAGCGCGCATCAACACCGTGTTCCGCCAGTACGGCGGACGCGATGCGTCGACAGCCGAGATCCAGCGCATGGCGCAGGCCTACGGTTACACGGGAGGTCCCATCAATGCCGCGCGACTCGAGGAGTTCCTCCAGGCCATGGTGCAGGAGTACTTCCAGCAGACCTACGGTGACGGCACGCCGCTTCCCGAGGAACTCCCAGAGCACGCAAGCGGTGGTATCGCGCTCTCGCCGAGCGTGGGCATCTTCGGCGAGCGTGGCGCGGAAGCGCTGATCCCGCTGGACCGCATGGACGAGTTCACCGGTGGCGGCAAGGACTTCATGGAAGCCATGTCAGGTCAGGTGTCCGCGCTGCGCCAGGATATGAAGTCGTTCATGTTTGAGATTCGCAATAGCTTGACGAATGCCATGCGCTACAATGCGAACGGAGTGTCGGCCTAATGCGACGCCTCACCACGAAAGTTGAACTGGGACTCGGCGGAAGTTACTGGGAACGTGTCAGCGCGAGTAGCGTGGCGCAAAACCAGTATCGTATGGTCGCGTCGCCGTTCAGTATCAACCTCTCACCGTCGCAAACGACACCGTCGCTGGTGGTTGTATGGCAACAGCCGTCGCCGAACTTCAACGGCGGTCTGGCACCGTCCAACATCATCAGCGCGGCAGCGCTCATCCTCGGTGAAGGCAACGCCGGGACGCCGGTAACGGACCCGTCCTACTTCGGCGAAGCTGGTGTGCTGCCCGAGGGTGGCGGTGGCGTGACACTGGACGGTGTGGACGATTGGTTCATCACGTTTGGTCTGAATGCCACATACCCCGGCATCACACCCGCCTCGTTGGAGGCGCTCTTCCGGGTGAACTCGTTGCCCGCAGCAGAGACCTGGGTGTGGGGGTCCGGTGCCGCGGCACGCTTCGGGATCTCACTGCGCCCAGACGGCCGGCTCTACGCCTACTACAACGGCTCAGCGGTAGGGAGCGTCGTGCTGCCGGGTCTCGGTCAAACGATCCACGTAGCACTGACACGCTCGGGTGCCTCACCCGACGCCGTGAAGATGTATGTGAACGGTGTGCTGGCGGTGTCCGGTACTCCGGCGCGGTTTTCGTTCACGTGGGTGGACGGTGTGTTTGCCGGCAAGCACTGGACGTCTGCGCAGTTCGGCGCGTTCACCTATTACCACCTGGGCGTGTTCCCGGTGGAGCTCACGGCTGCAGAGATCGCCTTGCGTATGCCGCCGCTCCTCTGGACCGACGTATCCGCCGATGTGCGCGACAACGTCCCGTGCGTGGTGGAGCGTGGTATCCGCGACGACAGCCCCACGGCGCATATCGCGGGACCCGGTCAGGGACTCTTTGGCCTGGACAACAGCGACCAGAACAGCGCGAAGACGGCCGGTTACTACGACCCCGCGAGCGCGAGCTGCCGGAGCGGCTTTCGCAAAGGGATGGCGTGTCGCATCTCGTTCCTATCCTCCACTGTGGGGTCCACCTACAAGACACAGTTCCACGGACGTGTGCGCGTCATCTCACCGACGCTCGGCTTCGACGAGCAGGTGACGAACATGATGGCCTACGATTTCCTGGATCAAATGGGCCGCTCGCCGGTCGAGACGTTGCCGTTGTTGTACAACCCACGGTCGTCGGACATGACGTCGTACCTGATGGCGTTCCTCGGTGCAAGCCCACCGGGCATGCGGATCACGCCTACGCAGGACATTGTGGCCTACGGGTTCAACAACGCGCAGGACGAAAACCGTACGGCACTGAACGAGGCGGTCCGCACGGTCAATACGGATGGTGGTTATCTATACACCAATCGATCGGGCATCGTGGTGCAAGAGCCGCGTGGGCAACGCTACATCTCGCATTTGGCGGTGGATACCGCGTTCACGGCGTACAAGGATATCGAGGTTGTCGAGATCAACAGCAACGCCATCAACCGTGTCCTGACCACGGCGCATCCGCCGGTCACGGACCCCGTGGCGACGACCGTGCTGTACGCGATGGTGGCGGCGTTGCCCATTGGACCCGGCGAGACCTTCACCTTCCAGGGTCCCTACCGTGCCGACAGCGCACCGACGAAGGTCGCGCGTATCGGAGGTGCAGAAGTCGTGACACCGGTCCCCACGACCGACTATACGATGAACACCAAGGCCGACGGGACCGGAACCAACCTGACGGCCTTCCTAGCGATCGTGGCAAACAAAGGTGCCAACAACGTCGAGCTCACAGTGACGAACTCCTCGACGTCTGCGGCGTGGATCACCAAGCTCCAGATTCGCGGCAAGGGCATCTACGACTTCCGCACGCAGACCATGAAGAGCGAGGATATCGCGGCTGTGGCGTCGGACGGTGCGAACAGTGTGTCGCTCGACATGCCGTATCAGGACAACGCGAACATCGCTCAGGGTGTGGGCGACCTCATCCTGGTGACGGCACAGTCCACCACGACCCGTGCACGTGGTCTGCTGATCTCGCTCAACGATCCACTCACGCCAGAGTCCGCACTGGAACTTGACGTGAGCTACCGCGTGTCCGTACCGATTGCCAATCTCGTCTCGCAAATGTTGGTCAACGCGCTCCGCATCGAAGTCGGCGTCGGTGGGGAAGCGACACTCTGGATGCGGACAGTCCCGGCTCCCACCCAGAACTTCTGGATCCTGGGACAGGCCGGCTCTCGAGAGCTCGGTATCAACACTCGTGTATTCTACGCGTGAGGCACTCATGTCCCTGATCGAAGAGATGCAGAAGCGACTCGCACAGATGGGCGTTCAGCCCAATGCGCTGCGTGACGCCCGACAGTACATCGAATGGTTCCGTGAGCGGAACATCCGGCGCGAAGACGACGCCTGTCAAGAGCATCACGCCGCGATGAAGCTGAATGGTCGTCCCTCGTGGGCGTCTCCCACACCGGTGACGGTGTACGTGAACCAAGGCCGCTGGTGTGGCGACTGCCCGCACTGCAAGGGTGGTGTGGCGGTTGTGCCGGGGTGGGCCCGTGCGTGGTGCTTCACTTGTGGGGCACTCTTCACGGACATCGTGCAACCGGATCCAGAGACACGTGCCAAGATCGAAACGCTCCTGAGCAAGCGGCCGGATCCCGACACGCGCAACTGGCAACCGTGGGAGAAACCGATTGGCCTCGACGGTGAGAACGTTGTACACGGCGTCACGAAGACGTTGACCTATCCGCGAAAGTAACCATGGCCTGGACCGCGCCACGAACCTGGATTGCCGGCGAAGACACGAACGCGTCGTTGTTCAACACCCACATCCGGAACAACCTCCGTGTGTTGAACCCACACGCCAACACCACCGACAACGTCGGCACCAACATTACGGTTGTCAACCTGAACACGTTCGACGCGGCGCGCTTCACCGGCAATGGTGCGATGACGTGGACCGTACAAGTGGCCGATGTCGCGGCTGAGTGGTACTCGATCACGGGTCCATTCTGCCTCTACACAATCCAGCTCATCACGACCACTGTGGGCGGGACACCGAACAGCACGCTGAGTATCAAGCTTCCAGACGGATTGGATACGCGGCTCTCAGATTCTACCTTCGACCGCGTCACGTACTTTGCGCAAGCAACATCGTCCATTCGATGCCTGGCCACGGCCAATGCCAGTAGTGGAAAAATTGAGATCGCGGCGATCACGATCGCGTTCATCGTAACGGCCAACACCACATTTGTGTATCTGACGATGCCGCTAGCCATCACCCCGGTTTAATTATGTGGACCGCACCTCGTACGTGGATCGACGGTGAGCTGGTTCCGGCCAGTTACCTCAACACGCAGATTCGGGATAACTTCCTCTTCCTGAATCCGTTCGGAAGTCCCGCGCGTTCGGCTAGTCCCATTCCGTTTGACGCCGGTCGCTTCACGGGGGTCGCACCCATGACGTGGACCGTTGACGCCGGCGATCGCGCGGCAGAGTACTACACACGGTGCGGCAATCGTATCTTCTATGTGGCGCAGATCACCACGTCCGTGTTCGGAGGGTCGGCGAGTCCGGCCATACAGATTGGACTCCCCGACGGTATGACCATCCTGCAGTCGGGATTCCAACGATCGGGGTTCATGTTCGCCGGTGGGGTGGTCGCGGCCGGGAGTATTCTCCCCGGTGCCGGTGCAACCGCGATCACCATCTCGTTGACGAACGGTGCGAACTTTACGCTACCCGAAGCCAACTTCTACGTCTACGTGGCGGTCTCCTTCGCGGTGAGGCTCTAATGGCTTGGAATACGCCACGGCAGTGGATCGGCGGCGAGATGGGCGACGCCGCGAAGATGAACGCGGCGATTCGCGACGAGATGTTGTTCATGCTCCCGAGCGGCGCAGCGAAGGTCAACATCGCGTACAACGCCGCACTCTTCACGGCAGCTACCGGACTCTGGACCGTACAGAATGTGGACCTCGGTTCGCACTTCTACATGGTCGTGATGAACGAAGTATGGGTCACGGCACAGATTGTCCAGTCGTCGTTGAGCGCATCGACCGCGTCGATCACGTACACCATCCCCATCGGGAGTATTGCGGTGGGCGGATGCGTACGACAGGTCGGCTATTGCATTGACAACGGAGGTGAGACCTCAGCGATTATTCAACCGGTCAGCGGCACGACGCTCCTCATCACACGGACGGATGGTGTCAATTTCTCCATCTCGCCCAACAACTTTTGGCTGTACTTTTCCTTCCCGTATGTTACGGCGTAGGGAGTGAGTTATGTGGTTGGACCTCTCGCATCTCGAGCAGTGGTCTCGATTCATCGTCTACGCCGCGGGCGCACTGGGCGTCCTGTGGGGTGTGTGGAAGTGGTTGAAGACCCGACGCGACAACTGGAAGAGCTTCTTCCAGCGCATCGATACCCTGCAGACCGGTCTCACCGAAGTGCAGGTGTCACAGAAAACCATGAAAGATCAGATGGGCGTGAACGGCGGCAAGAGTTTGCGCGATGCCATCGATCGTATTGAGGATACCGTGCGGCGGTCCGAGGCGCGACAGTCGGCCATCGGCCATGCGTTCTCGCGTCCGCTGTTTGAGACCAACGCCAAGGGTCTGTACGTGCATGTGAACCACGCCTACGAGGAGCTCACCGGCTTCAGCTTGGACGAACTCCTCGGCAACGGTTGGTTCAGCGCCGTGTACATCGAAGACCGACGCCACATCGCCACGGAGTGGGCCCACGCGGTGAAGGATCAGCGACTGTTCCGGGCAGATTTCCGCTTGCTGACGGGAGCCGGCTCCAGCTCCAAGCAGGTGTACATGGAAGCCACACCCATGCGCGACATTGTGGAGAAGGAAACCATTGGGTGGTTCGGCACCATCACGGTGCGCGACAACCCTACCTCCACACCAGGGAGCATGGCATGAAGTTCTGGTATCGTGCAGAGGCGTCAGATGCGGCGCTCCGGCATCACCTCGACGTCGACCTGGTCGTGGCGGTCTGCCTGCAGGAGTCCGCTGGGCGTACCGGCGCGTATCGGTACGAGCCGAAGTTCTGGTTGACTTACTGCGCGAATAATCCGCTTTATCGGGACGGCATCCCCGAGCGTATTGCCGCCAGCTATGGCTTGATGCAGGCGATGTACGTCACGGCGCGCGAGATGGGCTACTCGAAGACCGATCCGCCCGAGTGGCTCACCATCCCCGACATCGGGTTGAACTGGGGCTGTGCCATCCTGCACGAACGGATGATGTGGGCCAAGGGCGATGTCGAGGCGGCGTTGGCCGCGTACAACGGCGGAAAGACCGCCGACAATAAACCCGGCGTGTTTCCCAAGCGCACCCAAGCGTATGTGGACGGTGTCCATCGATGGTTGGTGCAAGTTCGGAACGGTTCAGTCACATTCTAGGAGAAGGCACAATGCGTACCCTACGTTGGTTGTGGATCGTCGCGCTCTTCGCGGCCGTTGCCTGTGCAGGCAACCGGCCACCCATCATCACACCTCCCATCGAAATTTGCGGCGATGGCATGGACAACAACGGCGACGGTCAGGTCGACGAGAATTGCGTGCCCGATCCTGGGACGCCACCATCGTCGTGTGACGGCCGCGATGTGGTCATCTATACGCTGGACGGCGCCAGCAACCCGCTACCGAATGTCCGCATTGCTTCGACCGCACAGGATACGGACCGTATCAGCGACGGTAACGGCTTCTCGCATCGATGGGCCTGCGCACCGGCTGACTATGCGTTTATCCTCGAGGGATGGCACACCGTCAACTGCGGAGATCTCGGTGCGTCGTGCAATCTCGCGGGACCGGAACACCGTGTCCACCTCGCCAGAGATGCACTGCCTGAGCCTCCACCTGGGGTCAATGCGGACCCGGTGCAAGGCCGCATCTGGTGCGAGAGTGGGGTGTGTGGCGACGACACAGGGCCGCGGACATTCGTTATTCTCCACATGGGCGACCTGCCGCTGCGCTGGCATGCGGCTCAAGCCATCAGCGACGCCGGCGAGCGTGACCGGTACGTGGGTGAGATCCTCGGTGATCTCGACGCGGCGGCACGGCAGGGGTATCACATCCTCCGCTCGTGGTCGCACATCCGCCCAAGCGGTGGGAGCAGTGTCTGGGCCCACGGCGGTTCGCCGGCCTACGACGGACTGGACGCGCGCCACGCTCATTTCGTGGAGTGGGAAGCCTCGCTGGCCGATGCGGTGGTCGAGCGCGGCATGCGCCTCACGCTCGAGACCGGTGGCATTGACGGCCTGAACAGCGACCAAGAGTTCGCGGTCATGCGGCAGTTCCGTGCCGTAGTGGATCGTGTCGGTGCGTGGAAGTTTGCGTGGGCCTCGCCGGTCAACGAACCGAGCAGCACGCACGGTACCTCCGACGACAACGGCGACGTGGACCCCACGCATCTCCGTGCGCTGATCCGGGTTGTCGTGGACGGGACGGGGATGCTGTGGCATCTTGGTCATGCCAGCAACATCGTATGGGATACGCCCGGCGACCGCTTCGCTCAGAAGCTCTTCACCCCAAGCGACCAACCGTTTGGCTACTACCACGGCGACCGCGACCTCCACGCGGACGACAAAGTGCGTCGGCGGTTCACGTGGCTGTACGAGGCACCTGGCAAGTGGAACCGTTTCTGGGTAGATGGTGAAGGCGTTGGTGCGCCGGTGTGCGGCGGTTCGCTGCGCTGTGTGAGTGCGACATCCAACGGGCAGGAGATGAACTCGCCTGAGGCGCTCTCGCTCATCGTGGCAATGCAGACGGTACGCGGCATCGGATCGGAGATGTGCGGCAACTGTGTGCAGCGCTACCAGAGCTTCGAGAACGTGGTGGGGTTCAACCAGATCCCGTGGACCGTTCGCCAGATGCATCGCGATGTGGCGACGTTCACCACCATCCACCATAGCGGTGACAGCTGGCGTACCTTCCGTGTACTCGCGCCACCGTCGTCAGGAGATGTACGTATCGATGGCGTGATCAATAGCGACGGTCGCTTCGACTACGTCATTCATGGACCACGGCCTGGAACCTACACCATGCACGTGGACAAAGGCTTCGCCGGAAAGCTCTGCGACACGGCCGCGCAGTCGTGCCAGGATGTGAGCGCGCCAGCCGGCGGATCGTTCACAGTGAGCTTCGGCGACGTCGGCCGGCTCTTCGTGGGTCAGACCCGATAGGGCACCCACTCAACCCCCGTTTCAAGGAGACCCTATGGACCCGCAAGTGTTCGATCCCATGACATGGTTCACCACCGTCGGAGGCATTGGCCTCGCGGTGTGGGCCGTGATCGAAGTGCTCAAGCGCACCGCTACTGAAATCCCCGTGCTCAAGAAGGTCCCCATTTGGGTGTACGCGGTCGGGCTGTCCGGCTTCGGTACATGGCTGGCCCACAGCGTGCTGCACACGCTCGACGGCGAGCTCGGCGCGCTGCTGGCACAGAGCGTCATGACGGCCATGGTGGCGAGCGGTGGCCGCGAGTGGGCCCTGACGATCACCAAGTCGCTCGACAGTAGCGTCAACGGCGTGAACACGCTGCTGGGCAACGGCAAGAAGTACGTGGCCTTCTTCATTGCGGCCACGATGCTGTCGGGCCTGGCCTGCAGTGCGCGCCAGAACCAAGCTGTCGTTACTGCCGACAAACAGACCGCGGACTATCTGATCGAAGCCAGTCAGATGGTATCGAAGTTCTGTCCGGCTCCCGAGAACACGACGTCGCCGTTGGCGAAGCCGTGCCTCAACGTACAGGTCGTCGTTCGTGAAGCGCTGGCGACTGGTCGCGAGTTCAATACCGCGGCACAGGCCCGTCAGTTCGATAAGCTCGGCCCACTCGTGGCGCAGATCGCGAAGCTACAGACCGCTGTGGTGGACACGTTCGACGGCGCACAGGAAGCACAACTGACCGCCACGCTGGGTCGCGCGCTGGCAGTCGCCTACGAGAAAGCGAAGTAGCCCATGGACCTGTCAGGCGTTCTCCAGCTTGTCGCCGCGTTCCGCGGTGCCGGGTTGACTCTCGAGCAGATCGGCAAAGGCCTCAACTGGGTCTTCGATCAGTTCGGCACCGACTACACCGACGCCCAGCGCAAGTCCCTTGTGGACACGGGCGTCCGCTATGCGGCGGAATTGGCGCGCGTAGACGACGAGATCGCCCGTCGTGTGGCCGCGCAGACGGCCGGCGAGACCGATCCGCACGCCTAGCCTCCCTCGGACCCCGGCCTACCTTGTGTGGGCCGGGGTTAACTCCCTTAGATTGATCGGGTTAAGAACGAAAACCCTTAGAAGGCCTTAGGAACGATCGCCGCGGCGACCCTCCCAAGGCTAGGGGCGGACCCCCGTTTGCGGCAAGGCGGAGCGCCGGGCCAGCCAATCCAGGCGGTTTGGCCGGCCGGCGAACCCTAGGGCGTAACCGGCTCCGCCGTCTGCCGGCGCGGCTTCCGCTTGCGGCGCAGCGTGAACCACGTGCCCACCTCTCGGTTGCGCTGCTCGGCCGCGTCGTAGATGCCGCTGATGCGCACGGCGTTCCGAATGTAGGGCGTCACACTCCACGCATAGCGGTAGCCACTGCCCTTGCGCGCCACCACCTTCAACGCCAGTAGGTCGTCCAGGATTCGTGTGCAGGTGGCCAGCGGGTAGTTGGTAATGTTGGCCACTTCCTTCGTCGAGATGAAGTGGTCCGGGTTGGGGCACGCCTTCAACATATAGCGCACCACATCCTCGATACGCTGCGAGATGGTATCCAGTGCCACCTTCTTGATGATACGATAGTCGTCGTCGCTGACGGTGGCGCGTTGATGCAGCAGCGCGACCGACTGCGCGAGCTTCGCCAGCTGGATCCCGAGACGACTCCCGATCTCTGCGGAGGGACGTGCCGTCATCACATCGTTGTGATAGTGATGCCGTGAGACCGTGCCGCGCATCTTCGCGCCGAACTTGCCAAGCTCGCGAATGCGAACCGCCATCTCGTGCTCGATGTGCGGGATCACCGTCACCTCTTGCGCGATGGTGTTGGTGAGGAACGCTTCGACCACCGCGCGCAACTCCACGTTCATGGCATCGCTGGTGCCGATGTTCGCAATGGCGCGATCGATGATGTCGTTCTCCTGGTCGTGATTGAGGTTGTCGCCCACCGTGAACTTCAGGAACCGTTCGCCGAGTGCCTGGTGGTTCTCGCCCAGGTCGTAGATGCGCGGGGTGACGGCCGCGACGATTGTGAAGCGCGACACATAGCTTCGTTCCACGCCGTTGCCGAACACCTTACCGCAACGGCCGTCGTAGGCGTCGCGCAGGTAGCCGAAGATTTCCTCCTTGTCCATCTCGCGCATGCACAGGATGGAGGTGAAGTCTTTGACCATCAACACGCGGCCGTTCAACCGCGGAATCAACGACGGATCCACGCCGTCCACTTTCGCACCAGAGATCAGTGAGTGGGGCGTGAGGGAGCTGGTGGCGTAGACCATCTCGTAGTCGGAGATGGAATTCAGGATGGCCGTCTTGGCGCTCCCCGGCGGACCCACCAGGAATACCCAGCAGGGATCGTTGCCGCCAATACGCTGCGACAGCACCGTGGCGAGCATGACGTCGATGGCGTCGGTGTTGCGGAGATGCAGCCATTTCGAGAAGGTGGCGTGCACCTCCTCGAGCGTAGGCTTCCATCCGGCCTTCTTCGTCTCCGCTTCGGTGGGCTTGCGCTTCACCAGTCGGAGTTTCTTTGTAACCTTCTCATCGATGAGGGTCGCGTTGAGATCGCGCGGCTCTTTCCGGAACAATCCCTGGAGCCGCTCCCAGCACATCTTCGGCGTCTTCTTCTCCACCGCACCATACACTACCCAGTCACGCACGTCGAAGCCGTCGGGCACGTCGTCCGCCGGCCAATGCGTGAAAGTGATGTGACGAGAAACGGTCTTCAGCTTCTCCCACGCGCTCAGTTCGCCTACGCGACCGGCGCGGTCGTTGTCGTAGAGCAAGTGGATGATGCGACCGGTCAGCCATCCCGACCACTCGCTCTTCATCACGCCGGCACCTGGGAGTCCCAGCACCACGGCGTCGATCTCGAGACGCTCCAGCAGCCACGTGAGCGCGATGCAGTCCCACTCGCCTTCGCAGATGTACACGGGAGCGCTGGGCTTGGCGGTGAGCTTGTGCGCACCCATCAGGCCCACCTTCATCCCGGCCGTGGACATCATGCTCTTGGCGGAGAGGTTGTAGCGGCGGATATCGATCATCGTGCCCGACGTATCGTACACGGGGAGTGTGTACGCACCACGCACCGTGACCCCGTCGATCTTCCGCTCGTAGTCGCCGTCCCACCCAAGGTCCCAGTCCTCGAACGCGCGCATGGGGAGCTTGCGGTGATCGGCCAACGCCTTCAACCGCTCGGGGGTCATCGCCTCCTGGTAGATCTTCTGGATCTGTTCCAGGAACTGATGGACGTTGCCGCCCATGCCCGCGGTCTTGGAGTCCCAGAGACCGTTGTCGATGTTGACGTAGAACTTGTCTCGCTTCCCGGTGAAGGGGCACAAGCCGATCGCTTCCTTTCCACGGCTGCTCGCGAACAGCACCCCGTGGTTCTCGTAGGGTCGGAGTTTGGGTGAGTCGGTCCAATCCACAGGCTACTCCTACGCGGCTTTCAACAGTACGCCACCGCGCACGTCCTTGGGCAGATCCACTTTCGTGGTCCACGACCAACGGCGTGTAACGAACTTCATATCTACCGGGAGATGACACGGCATCCCCAGCGTCTGGGTATCGCGCTGCATGGCACGCACGATAGCGTACATCAGGCGACGGCTGTGCAAGGCATACGGCACCTCGATCACCAGCTCGTCGTGGATGGTCAACAGGAGATAGGCTTCGTCGTTCCACTCGCGACGCAGCATGTCGTCCACGTTGATCATGGCATTCTTCATCACGTCAGCGGCCGTGCCCTGGATCATATAGTTGGTGGCGCGGTATTCGAACCCGTGGTCGAGGATGTAGCGCCGGCCAAATGGATTCTCAATCTCGCCGTCCACCTTGGCACGGTCGATCATCTCGTCCATGAACGCCCGCACACCAGGGAGCGACGCCTCGTACTGGGAGATGAACTCGGCGGCCAGGCTGCGGGCCATCTTCAGGAGACTGGCCAGCTTGTCGATACCGCCACCATACAGCTTGGCGAACATGATCAGCTTGGCGCACTTGCGATAGTAGTCGGCGTGCTCGGCGAAGTCGGCCAGATGCCCGAACACCTGCTTGGCGATACCACCGTGGTAGTCCATCCCGCTCAGCAGTTGCGCCATCATGCGTGCTTCGCCCGACATGTGTGCGAAGAGCCACACCTCGATCTGCGAGTAGTCGGGGAGATACCACACGTAGCCGGGTCGTGGGCCGAAGGCTTCGCGCGGCCGACTCTGAATGTCGGCCTTGCGACGGCCGGTGGTCTCGCTGGCCACCTGCATCAAGTTGGGATCGCTGCAGGAGAGGCGGCCGGTCTTCGTGCCGTTCTGACGGTAGCTAGGATGCAGGATGTAGGTGTCGGCCGCTTCCTTCACCCAGCAGCGTTCGTAGACCTCCAAGAAACTGGAGATGGTCTGTTGGGCCGCTTTGTACTCCAGTACGCTCTTTGCTAGCGGGTCCGCCGGAATGAGCCACGCCTCGGACTTCGGGTCGAACACCAGCGAGCGGCCGAAGAGCGTGCGGAGCTTCTTCAGCTTCCGTTCGTCTACGTCGGCGTCGAGCGTGTAGCCGGTGGCGAGCTTCAGGAGCATCTCGCCGTTGAGGGAGTAGTTGCCGGCGTCGGTGAACACGGGTTCATGTCCACGGTCGTCGTAGAACTTTGCCGACATTTGCGGGGTGCTACTGTAGTTCATTCCCGCACCGCCGTTCTTCACGGCGACGGCAATCTGTTTGTCGCTGTAGGCCTGGTAGAACTTCTTCAGCCGCTGCACATCCTTGGGGTGCACCCGTGCGCCGCGATCCTCCATCCGTTTGAGCGTCCAGAACAACTTGTGTTCACGCTCGCATATGATCTTTCGCTTCTGGTCGTCGCTAACCTGCGGCCACCACATCAGGTAGAGCAGCATGGCGCGAACCGCATCGCGGGTGGCGTAGTCCTCGCACATCTCGTAGGGTGCGAGCCAGTAGTCGGCTTTGGCCGGCTCGCGTCCGCCGAGCTTTTCGTTGGCGTAGGACCACCGCATCTTCTTGGCGAGGAGCCGCGCCTTGTGCGTGGCCTTCACCAGAATCTTCTCGTCGTCGTCGCCGTAGTCCAGGTACTTCTTTGTCAGCGGCTTCAACGCGTAGGTCAACTCGCTGCCACCCGTGTAGGTGTGCCCGAGAATCATCGTGTCGATCGCTTCGCCACGGAAGACGAACCCTTGCGCTTCAGACACACCGATATCGTAGCGGCCGTTGTGCGCGATCTTCGGGATGCGCTCGTCCGCGAGGATGTCGGTGATCTGCTGCTGTTGCGACTTGGTGAACGCTACGGTGCGGGTGAACGGATCCACCTCACCACGCACGTAGAGCGTTTGGTTCTGGGTGTTGCAAAACGCAAAGGCGAACGGTCTCGCCGGCACCACACGACGAATCGCGAGGTCCGGCTTCTTGGCGTTGCCGAAGTTGTAGCACACGGTCTTCCACTTGCCGTGCGGCGAGAGTCCAGTGCCTTCCGTGTCCCAGGCAATCGGACCGCGAATCCGAAAGCGGGTCATAGCTGTCGGAGACGATCGATGGTTTGGAGGGTCTTGGATTTTCGCTGACTGTTGGGTTGCGCGTCCCAATAGACGCGCCACGCCTCACAGATGTCCGCGCGCCGCTCTACCCAGAAGAGCATGAACACGTGATAGTTGAGCGCGTCAATGGTGCGGCTCCGAAGGGAATCGGAGTCCAGCCGGCCGTCGTGTTTGAAGAAGCGGTCGAGCGCGGTGGTCTGTTTGTCGAGGAGCACACCGAGCACCTGGGACGGTGTCAGCTTGCGGCGCACACAGGTGTCCAGCACGTTGAGGAGTGGTGCGCCTCCTGGTGCGTAATCCTTAGCACGGTTGTCGAGCACGTCGGTGGCGCACTCGTAGACGTAGTTGAAGTAGTCGTACTGTTGACCGAGATCCAGCGCAGCCATTGTGTCACCCCATTCGCGAACACACTACGAGCCGGCACTCGGCCGGCTCGTAGCATTACACCGCCGTCAGACCCGATCTACTTCTTGGTTTTGGCCGCGGTCTTCTTGGCCTTCTTCTTCGGCTCCTCGGGGACGTCGTCCACCGTGATGATCTTCTCCGCGGACAGCTTCAACTTCTTGCCGTCCTCGGTGAGCACCTTCACGGCGTTCTCGTCCTCGAGGATGTCCGTGATCTCGGCCTTCTTCTTGCCAGCCTTGGTCTGCACGGTGACGTGGGAGCCGACCTGGACATCGAGTTCGTCACCACCTTCTTCGTCATCGGCGGCTTCGTCGTCCTCTTCTTCCTCCTCGTCGGCTTCCTCTTCTTCTTCCTCTTCCTCCTCCTCTTCTTCTTCCACCGGCTCGGGCTTCGCCTTCTTGCCCTTCGCGGTCTTCGCCTTCTTCACCGGCTTCTCTTCCTCGACCTCGGCCTCGTCTTCCTCCTCGTCGTCCTCTTCCTCTTCGGCGTCGTCGAGGTCGACGAGCTTCTGGATGCGGACGTTCTGGAAGTCGCCGCTGGTCTTCAGCGAGATGCGCGCGACCGGCTTGTCCTTGCCCACGGCGTCGAGCACTTCCTGCACTTCCTCCGGCGACTCGACCTCCGACACGTCGTAGCCGAGACGGTCGAGATCCATCAGGAGGTAGCCCATGCCGTCGTCCGTGTCGATGCCCTGGAAGGACCACTTCTCCTTCTTCTCGTACTCGCCATCCACGAACACCCACACGAACTTCACCTGCGGGCGTCCGGCTTGCGACTTGCACGGCGTGGCGCTCGTGCACTTGGCGATGTAGCGGCCGTCTTCGAACTCGGTGACGCCACCACCCTCAGCGGCTTTCTCACGCGCGGCCTTCAGCCGCTTCACGCCACCCGACCCCATCAGGGTCTTGAGATCGATGCTCTTCGCCGCGGTGCCTTTGTTCGGTTTCTTCACTGTGCTCTCCTGTGACTGAGGGTAGATGCCGCACCCTACGCGCGGCGACGCAGCGTCTTCTTCTTCGCCTTCTTCGCCACAGACGGGACGCTATCGTCGTCTGCGTCGGTCTCACGCACTGGCGTGAACTCGTTGGCAAACGCGGCCAGTAGGTTCTTGTACCCCTGCTGCGGCGTCTTGCCCATGTCGATGAGTCGAAGCGGTCGGCCGTCCGGTGTGCGGAAGCGGCCGTCGAGTCGGTGGCCTGCGGCGACGTGGTCATCTCCCAGAATCTGGAGCACGCGTCGCCGACCCTCGTAGCCGTAGTAGGCCCACACATCCACCAGCGCCTCGCAGACCTCCGCGGAGATCTTTGGTGCCGACGCCGTGAGCCGATCGTACTTGTTGCCGTCGCGTGCGGTGATCTCGCGGACATCCGCATGGCTGATCAGCACAACGCCTTTGCCGCTCTTCGCGAGCGTGTCGATGAACTCGGCGATCTCCTGCCGCACCATCTGGTAGCCCTGACCCCAGTCCGCTTCGCTGAGATGGCCGATAGCCAGCTTCTGGCACACCCATCGGTCGCACATGGCGTGCATCTTCTCGATGGTGTCCACGGTGACGGTGTCGTAGAAGGTATCCTTCAGCATCTGCTTCGCCATGGACTTGGCATCGCGCCACGAGCCGATGGTATCGCCGTAGACGCGCAGTGCCTTGGTGCCCTCTTCGAACCGTGCGATGTAGTTCTTCCCCATCTGCGCGGCGAGTGTGGTCTTGCCGATCTTCTTCTCGCCGAAGAGGAGGATGATGTAGCCGGCGAGATTGTCCACCGGCACCGACAGCGCCTTCGAAATCTTGAAGGCCGGGGTGTCGTCGACCTCCTTCACTTTCTTCTTGCCGACGGTACCGGCACCCTTCAGTTTCTTGACGACAGCCACAGCCTACTCCTTCCGTGCGCCAGGCCGGAGGTCTTCCGGATAGACGCCGTTGGTTCCGATCCACTCGATGGGGCCACCGACCATAGCAGCCGGCGAGAGGATCCAGAACGGGTTCTGCTCGCGCCTGTGTTGCCTCTGGCGACCGTCCGTCGCCTGGTAGTGCAGGCACAGGGTTCCACCGCTTGCGCACGCGCCACAACCATCCTGCGTGGCTTGCGGGTGCTCCCACTGGCCGGTGTGCGCGCCGCGGCCGTGCCCACACACGCAGATCTCGAACGGGTTGGGATACTTGCCGTCCGGCGGCCAGCTATCCAAGCCGGCGAATGCGGCCTTGCGCGCCTTGTCGCTGTGGCTCCCCAGATACTTCGCAAGGAGCGGCGGGCAGTGCATGTGGATCTGCCGGAGCATCAGCTGCGTGACACAGTTGATCTCCCAGTCCATGATATGCTCCAAGCGGTTGGCCAGTACGCCGTTGAGCGCCACGTAGTTGAACGTGCCGTGGATGTAGGTCTGGCACCCGATGGGCAACACGCGCCGAGCATCCTGCCAGGGGATGCCCGCGTCGACCAGTGCGGCATAAAGCCGCTTGGTACGCATCAGGTGACGATCGATCACCGTGGCGAGCGGGTCCGGATCCATCGCCGTGACCCGTTCCTTGTCGATCAGATCGATGATGGGCCGCATATCCACGAGGCAGTGGTCGCGCTCCTCGAGATCGCCGGGGTTTGCGCCACTGGCGATGCAGGCGCGGCGGATGGTCTCGGGCATGGTCCACGGGCGGTGTCGCCAGTCGTTGTCACGGCCACCATGCTGCATGAAACCGGAGCCAATACGCGCACGCACGAACTCGTGGGTGAAGGCGCGTGTCACGCCGTCGATGGTGAACGTGAACGTCAGCATCTCGAGAATCTGCTGGAGCGTGCGGCCGGCGAAGCACGCCTCGACGTAGGTGCGCTGCTTCTCGGTCAACAGGTCCCACCCGGTCTGCCGCTCCCACGATCCCAGCGGCGCTTCGTGTGCGTCGCGACGGTCGTAGTGTGCAGCCGTGCGACTTGGGCTATCGCCCCAGTTGCTTTGCAGCGCGTCGTAGATGGTGGGGAAGAGATTCTCTTTCGGACCCCACGTGTCGAGCGTCACGTCGAGCGAGTCGGGTCCGAAGGTAATCTCTGTGGACGGTGGCTCGCCGAAATGCGTGCCATGCGGCCGGTGCTTAGCGTCGTCGTACATCCGTTGCCTCCAGGATCAGTCGAGTCAAGATCGGTTGAATGTGATGCAACGACGACACCGTGTGCACGCCGTTGCTCGCGCCTACGCCCGTCACCGATGCGCCACGCACCAGATGAAACACCGGGATACCGGCCGCGCGATACGCCGATACGAACTTCATGTCATCGTCCACTGCGGCCACCACGTGGTCCACAATGTCGCGATTCTGCAGCGCCTCGGGTTTGTCGTGGGCCCACCACACGTGGTCGAACAGCAGGCCACTCTTCTGCAGCCAGAGGATGGTGTCGGTGTACATGTTGGGGTAGCCGTCGATCGGGCGGCTGGTCAGCAACACGATTTGCAATCCCATGGCGCGCATCCCTTCGAGGAAGCGCTTGGCATCGGGGAACACCGGCATGTCGCGCTTCGCGCCGCTCGTGCGGAACGTGTGCTTGATCAGCTGCCACCGCGGCTCGGGGATGCCGAGGCTCTGCGCGTTCACCCACCGACCCTCACGCCGAATCTCGTTTAGCTTGGACACGGGGATGCTGGGATACTGAATAGCGAGCCACTGGCATATGCACGTGATGTAGTCGCCAATGACGTTGTCGATATCCACGACCACGCAGTCGGTTAGCTGCGCTTTCCATTCACTGTCATAGCGCTGCTTGACCACGGCTGTTTTGTCCCAGTACATCCTCAGGAGCTGGTCCACCGTGACGTCGTGCACCTGGCACAGCGAGATGAAGAACTTGAAGGCGTCCGCGAGCTCTTCGATGGTGTGCGGTCGATTGCCGCGGTGCGGAGTGTTGCGATGTTTCTTCCACACCGTGGTGCGGAGGAGTTCGTGCAGCTCGTCCGTCAGAAGGATGACCATGTCCTTGGTCAGCTGCCCACGCTCCGCTTCGTCCGTAGGAGCGGGACGGAGCAACGCGTTGAACGCGCGCTGATCCTCCCAGATTCGTTCCAGTTCGGTTTGTTCAGTCATTGACCACCGCCTGCCAGCTGCGAATCTTGTCGTAGGTCTGGTGGGCCAGCTCGTCACCATCCCACGTGGCGTAGCGGCCGAAGCAGAAGATGTTGTACGACGCCAACACCGCGTGCATCGCTGCCACGTGTGCGTGCGGGTAGAGTTTGCCGGGGATGATCCGTCGGCAACTCCGCGGCGCCAGCGGCTGCAAGGCTTCCTCGTGCATGGTGCCATGCCGAGAGGTCACACGGTAGACCGGGTCCGCCGGCTGACTGCGGTAGTCCACCCACATGGACCCGTTGCTGGGCCGACGTTGGTCGTAGCCACTGGCGACGAAGATGGGCGCGTAGCTGAAGTCCTGTGCGATGTCCACGTGGCCGAGCAACTCGAACAGCGCATACAACGGGATGGTGGAGAACAGCCGGCTGTACACGCGCGGCGGTTGCCCATCGAAGTAGACCGTGCGCGATGCCACATCGATGTGTGTGGCGCGATGACCGTAGGACACCGGCACATCCGGCATCGCGATGTCATAGCCGGTGGTGACGGTCTCGAACTGCATCCCCCAGTCCGTCTCGTGACCCTTGCCCACCTTGGCTTTGTAGCGTGCCACGTTCTCTGGCCGCGCGAACGCGCCGTCGACGGTGGTGAAGATCTTGAAGGGTGTGCAGTCGAATCCCTCCAACGGTTGCCACAAATACTGTGGACCGAAGGAGCGGTTCTGCACCATCGTCTCACCGTTGCGCGGCGCAGCTCGCCAGTCCAACACGGTGCCATGCGGGAACACCGTGTGGATCAACTGGCCCACGAACCCACCACCGAGGATCAGCAGCTCCGCTTTCATCACAGCTCCTCCAACTCGCGGAACACCGTGGGCCGCTTGTAGTGACCGCTGCGATCACCGTGCGCGCAGATCTTGATGAACTCGCAGGTGCCGTATTTGTTCTCGCAGTGGTCAGAGTTGTTGTAGTGTGCGCTCTCGCCGCGATACCACTTCATGAACTCCTGGATACGGGCATGCAGCTTCACGCCCTGCTCGCGGATCTCGCCTTTCTCCACCGACATGCGGAAGCGAATGAAGTAGAAGTCCGGTCGCTTCTTCACGTCCTCGGTGACGCGCTCGGCAAACTGCACCGGGGACTCGCCCACCTTGGGTCGCAGACCGGGCCGACGCACGATGTTGTAGAGCACGCCGGCCGGCGTCACGCCGTCGATTTCGTTCAGCGCGACCAGGTAGGTGTTCACCTGTAGCTCGTAGCCCAGTGTGTCCACCAGGTTTGTTTCACCGGCGTCTCCTAGTCGGGACTTCGTCTTTGTCTCCAGCAACCATGAGCCGCTCTTGGGTGCGTCGACCATCACGAAGTTACCGTCCATCTTGCCACGGAGAAAGGTGCCGGGTGCCGGTAGCTTGAAGGTGCTCTCGATGCGCGTATGCTTCATCTTCTTGAAATCGTCTTGCCAATACCTGAAGTAGTATGGCATGACGTTGTCAGCGAGTAGCAGCGACATCTCGAGATTCTCGAGCGTCTCTTTGCTGGCTAGAGGATTCTCTTCTTTCCAGAGAGCCTCGAGACGTTTGATCTGGATTGAAATCCATTCGTTAGATGGAGGCTTCTTCAATTTGCCGGCCTTATGCTCGTCGCGCGCCTGCTGGTCGATGGCATGCACGATGGTGCCGTAGACACGACCCATGCCTTCGGCCTTGCTGGTCATCCCCAGGAGCGATTGCAACGCCTTCTCCCGGCAGTTGGTCCAGTTCGACAGCAGCGAGAACGTGACACCGTCGCGTTCGGGCCGGTAGAAGTTTCCGATCTGTTGCTCGGGCGTCAGCTCCTGTTTTGTGACGGCCGGCTTGCGTTTCACTTTGAGCTTCATGCTTGCACCGCCTTGACGATCTTTTTCACCGACGACAACGGATCTCGTGGCTTGTCAGCTTTCTTGGCGATGTATCGAGCGCGATGACTAGGTTTCCGTTCTGGGTGTCTCTTATGAAAACTCTTCAGTGAAACCTTGTTGGACCGGCGTTGCCGTTTCCACGCGTCAATCTGATCGTCCGTCGCGTCTTCTGACGACACCTCAAATCTCGAGAATCCACCCAACCACGCAGTGATTACGTATGAAGCTTTCCATCGTGGCGCGGGCGTCTCGTAAACACAACGAAGAGCCTGGTATAGTTTATGTCGGTCCTCACGACGAAGAGTCAACGACACGTAGGCAGCGGCCTTGTGGATGCGGATGAGGGCCATGATCACCTTCAACCACACCCATTTCTTCTTCCCGGACATCGCCGATGGATCGATTTGATCGACGTGAAGTGTCAACCCGTCGTCGGTACGTTCGATCTTCTTGAAGACATGACCGACATGATCAAGAATTGCGGACCTCACGGAGACATCAAGATCACCGACGATCATCACTGGGTGTGTGAGCACCAGTGGGTCATACGACGATTGAGTGTGTGTTCTGACTGCCATCGTTCCGCTCCGTTAGAACCGGCCGGCTTTCCACATCGCGATGCCGAGTGCATCCCACGCATGCGTTTGCACGTCGTGTGGTTCCAGCGCGCGGCCGAGTGTGCGCTGGAGCCGGCGAATCGTTTGCTCTTTCGAGAGGTTGCCCTTCCACTCCGACGTCCGCACCATGGTGGTAAAGGCGTCACCATCTTCTTGTGCCAGCGCCGTGTAGATCGACCCGCAGAGGAACGTCAGCCGCTGGAGGTCGCCCGTCTTCCATCCCATGGCGCGATGTGCCGCAGCAAAGAACTCCGTCATCTCCACCGCGCACCACATGGCACCGGTGTAGTTGCGGCCCATGTCCCGCCACGCCTCGGCTACCTCTCTGGCGACGAGGATCGCGCGGCCGGTCCACTCGTATTTACGCTTGGGGACGTAGACACGCGCGTCGAGAATCTCAACACCGTCCCCGGTGATTTCGATCGAGGCGATGCCTGTGCCTGTAAGGCCGGGGTCGATCCCCAGGTAGCGTTGAGCCGAAACCTTCGGTGTCCGTCGGAGACGCGTTGTGGTGGCCGGCAAAACAGGAAGCACTCGTGGCACGTGAACCTCTCGAACGGAACCAAGTTGCGACAGCCCACACACTGGCAGCGAAACCGCGACGGCGGAATGACGACCGGCCGCGGACGCTTGCGCCTCACCGCCATGGCGCTTGCGCGGGGAAGTAGTACATCGCGCCGGAGCTCTTCTCGACCGGTGTCAGCGAGCCGCGGATCGGGACACCAGGCGAGTCCACCAGGCACCGCTCGATGCGACCACGCTCCCACTCCTTCCGCAACACCGACGACACGGTGCTGGACTTCAGTCCGAGCGCGGACGAGATCTTCCACGCCGTCAGGAACGGATGCGTCTCGATGAACTCGAACACTTGCTCTCTCACGGTGATGGTCATGCGGCACGTCCCGGACGAATGCGTTCCATAGTGCGGATGGCGAGCCGCTGCTTGAACTTCTTGGCCGTCATCTGTTTGTCGTTGAGCGCGGCCACGACATCTTCGTCGGTGGTGCCCTTGGTCACGAGGTCAATCACTAGCGTGGTTACGCCGGCTTTGATCTTCCGCATGTGCTCGATACGCTCGATGCTCTGCGAGCGCACCTCGTATTCGTAGGAGTTCGAGTAGTAGACGGCCGTATCCGCCACTGAGAGGTCCAAGCCAAACAAACCCAGCCGCAACTGCACCAAGATAACTTGGTAGTTCGTCCCGCGAAACTTTTCGATCCGGCCGCGACGCTTGGCGCGCGGTGTCTGGCCGCTCAGGCGTGTGCATGTGATGCCCTTCTTGCGCAGCTCGTAGAACACGTGCTTCAGTTCATGGTTGTAGTTGAACCACACCACGACCTTCTCACGTTTCAGTTCTCCCTGCAGGAGTCGGATCAGCTCGTCCGTCTTGGCATTCGAAATCAAAGTGCCGGCCGCGTCTGGCGCGAAGCCACCGGCAATCTTCTGCATCCACGCCTGTGTGGCGACGGTGAACTTGGTGGACACGTCGAGGTCTTGAATCTCGAGATCCTTCTTCAGCTCGCGCAGGTAGCGTTTCTGCACGGGATCGAGCTCGATCATACGGCGTTGCTTCACGGTCTTGCTCGCCAGGCCGGCTTGCTTGCGCGTCTTGAAGAACGCCATGTCGTGCATGAAGGTGCGGATCTCGTCGTTGACGCCTTTGTTCGGCGACCACGCCCATGCGGCAAAGGTTTGATGCATCTTCTTCTGGCGGAACGCCCAGAAGTTATCGTAGCCCATGAAGTGCCCGACCAGGAAACAGGACTGCGCGAAGTAGTCCAACGGGCCTTCGGGTGCCGGCTCACCGCTGAGCAGCGCGCGGTTGGGGATGTGCGCGGATTTGCGGATGAGCAGCTTCGTGATCGCGGCCTTCGGGTTGCGAATGCGTGTGCTCTCGTCGAGGACGATAGCGTCCCAGTCCAGGTTCAGTAACTGGGGATGCACACGGAGACCTTCGTAATGGATGGTGAAGAGAATGTCATCGTCGCGCCGCTGTGCCACAATCGCCGGAACGCGCTGTTCCTTCTTCAACTCGGTAAGCGACAGCACGCCCCACGCCTCCCGCGCGGCTTCGTCGGCCCAGTCGTAGTGTGTGGGTCCCGGTGCCACCAGTAGCACACGACTCGCGCCAATCCCCTTGAGCCATCGCATGGCGACGGTGCTCTTGCCCAAGCGCATCTGCATGTAGAGCGCGATGGCCGAGCGGGAGCCGGCGTAGGCAAGCGCTTCTTGCTGGTGCGGGTAGAGAGTGCGCATGGCTACTCCGCGGCCGAAAACGCTTCCACCTGTCGTGCGCGCGGACCCTTACCGGTCTGCGTGGCGGTGAACGAGAGACGTGTGTTGATCTCCACGCGCACGTTGCCGGCGTCGACCAGGTCTTCCATGTGCGCGAAGTAGTCCACCCCGTTCTCGGCGCGGATGAAGAAAAAGCCGCGGTCCGATACCACGGTGCGCACGACACCGTTCATTCTCTGCAGGTCGCTCATCACAGGCTCCGATCGCGTTGCACGAACATCCACTTCCGTTCACTGTCGAGAGGGAGCCGTTGCTCCCAACCCATCGGCACTCGATCCGCCGTGATCCGCAGTTGCGAGATCACCGCGAGAAATCCGATCGCGCAGATCAGCGACATCACCGGCCGTGTGGGCCAGTTCACCGCAACCTGAAACGCGAGACCGATCGCCGCCGCGGTCCACAGCACGACGACACACATGTGTAGGAGGAGTCTCATCGCTTCACCTTTCGTGCGCGCGCTTCCAGGCGCGTCACTTCTGCGTTGACGATTGTACGAATGTGGTCGGCCATGACCGGCTCCCACACATACTCACCCGGCTCTTTGCCGAGCTCCGCTCCCAACCCGATGCGCGCGTCTGTGGAGTAGCGAAAGGTCATGGTGAGAATCGACCGGCGTTGCGGGGTCGCGTCCCCGGTCGACTTCACCTTCTTCTTGCGACGACGTAGTAGCACCATCCCGATCGCTCCGTTCCGTTCCGGTTGCTTGCTAGCCCAGGAGGGTTCCCGGAGCTGTCCAGCCTAGGTCGTCGCCGGAGCCTCTGCCTGGTCCGCCTTGGTCTTCTTCTTGGCGACCCTCAGGCGGACACGCGGCTTGGCGGTCGTCGCTTTGGGAGCCTTCTCGACGGCCGGCGTGGCCTCGGCCTTGGCCTTGGTGGACCGCACGACCTCGACCGACCCTTCGGCCGCAAACTGCCGCAGGAAGATCATGGTCTGCGACCGGGCGTCCTGCGTGGTCTCCAGGCCGGCCTTCACCGCGGCCTTGGCGATCTCGTCGGCAGTGCCCGAGCGGAGCTCCTTGATGGCCGTGAACACGGCGTAGCGGTTGCTGGTCTCGGCACCCGTGTCGCCCGGCGACTTCAGATACTTGTAGCTCTGGTTCCAGTTGCGTCCGCCGGCTGCGGCCGTGGTGGCGGTTGCCGTCTTCTTCGCGGCCTTCTTCGCCGCACGCGCGGCGCTCTTCGGGGACTTCGCTTTCTTCTTCGTGACCATGGTGCCTTCTCCTCTTGAAGTGGCCGTGTTGGTTGTTCGCGGAACGGGAGCCGGGTTCGATGGTGCGGTCCGTTCCCACTCGGAGCCTACTCGATCGGCTCCCGTTTGTTTCCGCGACTGAGGCGCTACGCCACGCGCGCCGGCAGCTTGGTAAAACTCCTCGACACAAATCGTTGCGGCCGTTGGGTGGGGTGCGATCTCTCGCCACGGGAGGTGCCCATCTTGCGCGGCGCGATACTGCGCCACGTCGTATCCCCACAAGGCCAGCGGCCATTCGCGTTCCCATCGCTGCGTCTGGCGATTCCACCACACGCAGCCCAACCGTTTCATTGCCTCCCAGTCTTGCCGCGCCACCGCCGTGTGACTCTCGTGCGCGGTGTGCATGCCGCCGTTGCTCGAGCAGGTGATCCGCGTCACACACATCACCAGGGTGCCGGGGTGCACGGGACTCGGGTAGAGTCGGAGCACGCCGCGGAACGGAAACGGATGCAGCCGAAGCGTTAGACCCGAGTGGGTGGCAACGGTGCCACGCGGTCGCGCAGCGGTTGCAGCGACTTCAGGTTGCACGGCACGACGCGGTCCTCGTGTTGCGCGCTCTTGCACTGCACGCGCGGCGCTCTGCTGTCGTAGCTCTGGCCGCACTCGGGACATGTGAAGGTTCTCCGCTTGGTCGCCATCGTTCCGTTCGCTCCGTTCGTCCTATCGGGACGCTTAGTTTCGCTCAACCACTTCCGTTTGGCAACACCGAAGTTCTAGCCGCGCAACGCTTCGTGCGTTAGTGCATCCAAACCAGTGTCGGGCTTCCACTTCCGGTTAGCACCGATCAGCTCTCGCAGCACTGCCTTCGCTGCCGCAAATTCCTCCTTGGCGCAACTCTTCTCGCCGCGTCGCATACCGTTGACGGCCTTCGTGCTCTCGCTCGTTGCACGAATCAACCGACCCACAAGCTTCACCGCTTCGAGTTCATCCACTGGTTGTCCTCCCTACTCCGCGTGTTCGCAACTCGGGCACACCAACACCGTGCTGCGGGTGCGGAAGCGGCGGCTCTCGTGCTCCCAGCTATACCGCTCCGCCGGCAACTCGACCTCCACATTGCGCAGCACCTGCAACGGCGTGCGGCACTGTGGGCACCGGAGGGAGGCGTAGTCCACGACCACGACCTCCGTCTCTCCGCTCTGGACCCCGGCGCGTGCCATGACTAGTACACCTGCTCCTGGCACACGACGACTTCGATCTCGGTATCGATCAGCTCCACCAAGCGGCCGTCGGACAGTTGCGCGAGAAACACGGTGTAGGGATACATGCCGTGGTTCTGACTGTCGTTGGCCGGCTGCATTGGTTCGCCGCTCTCGCAGAACTGCTCCATCTTCATCACCTGAGCGTCCTGGCCGATCATGTCGTCGGTGGGATGCAAGGTGCGGCCGGTGAAGCCGTTGTGGTCGATGCCGTTGATCTTGAGTGTGAGTGCCAACATGTTCGTCTCCGTTCCGTTCTGTGTGTCGTCGCCCTCATCGCCGCCAACGAAACTCATTGTCTCTCAAATCACCACCGGGTGTCAACATGTATTTTACCACCCTATTCGGTGAGCTTTTTGGCACCTCCGTCTTTCATGGCCTTGGCTTTGAGGATGGCGTCGTCCGCCGCGTTGCGGCCGGCACGATGGCCTTCGGCGTGTGTCGACACGCGGCGGGTCAGGCGACCGGCCGTACCGAAGTTCTTGCTCTTATGCTGCGCCTCGATGAAGTCGTCCACCGGCTTCATGTCCAGCCGCATCAGCGCCCATCCGCTGCTGTAGCTCTGCTCGGTAGTGCGGCGCTCTTCGTTGTAGCGCTCTTCCAAGCGCGCGATGAAGCCGGAGAGGAAGGCGGAGCGGAAGCCGAGTAGCTCGGCGCGGGCGTCTTCGTTGGTCAGGCCGTTCTTGAGTCGCTCGCGATGTGCGGCCCACCACGCGGCGTGGCTGATGCGTTCCATCTGGCGTTGCATCACCACGAACATATACTCGGCGATCTCGCAGTTGCTTTTCCGCCCGATCAACGATACCCGCGACGTGCCGCTATGCGTCAGTATCCTGCAGTGATGGGCACGCGCGATGACGCCGGCCAGCTGTTCGATCCACAGCACGCGGGTGTGGCGGATCTTCACGCGCGGATGCTTGGCGTAGTTGATGTAGTGGACACCCACCGGCTCGGCGTCGACCGTGGCCTCGTATTCGAGATCGGTCATGTCCAGGTTGTGCTTCAGCAGCAACTGTTGGACCATGGCCGCGAAGGCTTGTGCCTCCGCTTCGCTGCCAATCTTCTCGGCGCTCTCGGCATGGCGCTTCAGTTTCGCCAAGCGGTCGATCACCTTCTGTCGTGCGGCGTCTTTGTTGGTCTCGTCGGGGATCATGGCGGTCGCTCCGGTCGTTCCGTTCCGTTGAGAAGCGTGGCCGGGTCCAGAGGCAACCCGGCCGGGGTAGAGAATTAGCGGTTGCGCGGCGCGAACTTCTCCGCGAACTCCGCGAACGCGGCGGTCTTGCACTCCTTGGCGTAGTTGGTCATCACGCTGGTGGAGCGCGAGGGATACTTGGCGTTCTGCAACGCCATCTTCATCGCCTCGTTGTAGGTGACGTCCAGACCCTGGTCCTCGTAGAGCGACTGCAAGCGAACGTAGGTGTCCATCTTGGCCGCAGCTTCCGCGGCGAGGTCGCACCACTCGAAGGCGTAGGCCGGGTTCTGCTCCAGATTGTCCTTGAACTTCTGGATGATCTCAAGCGTGCTCTCGATCTCGCTCTTGAAGAAGCGCCGCACCCAGCGGTCCTGTTGCGCGGCAAGCTCCTCGGGTGTCGGGTCGGGCCGGAACACGCTCACCACGGCGGTCTTTTTGATGTGCGCCGTTGCCGGCTTGCCATTGAGGTCCGTGTAGGACCCGCGCGTCTCTGCAACCTTCACATGCTCGACGGTCTCGTCCGCCAGGGTGAACTTGGTTCCGATTTCGAGGTTGCTGAAGACCGTCTTGGTGATCGCCATTGTCGTTCCGCTCCGTTCGTTTCGCCGCGGCTGAATGCCGCCAACGAAAACTATTATCGCTCAAATCACCACCGTGTGCAACAGAAATTATCAGTGGTGATTCCTAGGAAAACACCACCCTGGCGTCGAACACCAGGCACCGGAGTCCCTGGTTGGTGGTGAAGAACCCGACCAGCGGCATGGTGTCCGCGCCGACGGGCAGCTCCTCACCGTAGGTCCAGATGTAGAGTGGCACACTCTCGGTGGGCAACTCCGGGTTCACGAAGGCCGACACGGACAGTCCCGTGCGTTCGTCCCATGTAAGGCCCATCAGCTTCGCCGGCAGCGGCAGGTCCAACATGGTGCGGCTGTCGTTCGTGGTGGGCAGCGGGACACGATACTCCTTGAGCTGCAACATCACCAGGGATCCTGATCACGGCCGTTGCGCCGCGACATCTCGAGGACCGACACGAGTGCAGCCACGATCACGATGATCAGGCCCATCACAATCCATCTCATGGGGCAACCTCATAGTGAAAACTAACAAACCAATCATCTGGTGCGAACCGTCGGCCCGCGCCGAAGCTGGTAGGTGCCCAGCCGGCCGGCGCATCGAGTGTCAACGCGTCGAGCAGAGATCCCGCGCTGACGTAGGGTGGAAGCTGATACGGGAAGATGGCCAACCATCCGCCGCTATCCGGATGAAGCTCGATGCGCAACGCGCCACGTGGTTTGAGGAACGTGGTGTAGAGCTCCGCGATGTGCGGAGGGAGGTTGTTCATATCCACGGCCGGCTTCTGCGTGATGGTGCCGTTGGCCGTGAAGTTCGAGCGCGGCGCGATCTCTGGGAGGAGGATCGTCTGTCCGCACCAGCGACACGCCGGCAGACACCACGGACACGTGGTGCGTCCACAGTGCAAGCACAAGACATTCGGTTTGCCATGCAGCTTGCATCTGTGGTGCCGGCGTTTGGCCGCGCGTTGCAGATGCGCGACCCGCATCTCTTTGCTATTCAGCGCCATCGGTACGTTTCCGATTGCCGCAGCGCTCGACGTGCCGCAGTGCGCAGTGATCACTACCGCACAGTGCACGATTGCACCGTGTGCATATTTGGTTGGGCCAGGGACGTTCCACCGGTCGCCGGCAAACATCGCACTCGTCCACCACTTGGACTGGTTTGTTCATTGACGTGTACTCCGTAGCGGTCCCGTGCCCACGAAGGTGACCACGAGAAAGTCTGCCTTCGGCTCCACCATTCGGAGGTGTGCCGTGCCGTGACGCAACCCGGTCTCTCCGAGCCACATCACACGAAACGTTTTACCGGCCGTGTGACCCTTGAATCGTTTGATGGTGAAACCGGGTTGCACGCGCGCGACTTCGGCAATCACATCCCACGCGCCAAGCTCTAGCTCTCGCGGTTCCGTACACCACGGACTCAAGTACGTCGTGGTGTACGGATGCCCGTTGATCCAAAGCGTCCCGGTCATCGCTTGGTCTCATCGATCATCGTGATGAAGATCTTTGCGGCGTCGATGCATTTCTTCACCGTGAGCGCGGACGAGGTCGGTGCGTTGGTAGCCCACAACCGCTTGAAGAGTTCAAAGGCATACCGTTCGAGTCGATCCGTCTCAGACTCCATGTCCGCTCCTCCACGCAATCATACTGGCAATGTCGTCGGTGGACAGCTCCCGGAGCCACAGTGGACTCTTGGAGCCGTCCCATACCCGCTCGTTGATGTCCAGGATGGTCCGCATGTACCACTCCCGGATGAACACGTAGTGTCGTCGGGTCGATTGGCGGTGGACACTGTAGTGCGCATCCTGTTCCAACAGCACCAACGGGGTGATCCCGTCAGCGCCCACCACCGGAGCCAACAGCGCGTTGCTCGGGTGGTGGACGATGTACAGTTCGTACCGGCCGCGGAGATGATCCCACGGCAGTGGCGCGGGGAACGCCGTCCTCAGACGGAGGAGGTCTTCGGCGGCGAGCGTTCCCATGTGTCTCCGTCTGCGAAGGTGAAGTGTCCGTCCTCGCCCCATAGTGTGTAGGTGTCGAGGAGGAATCGAATCTTGGCCGCGTAGTCGAGCGCGGCCATCAACGCGCCACTGCCCATCTCGCAGGCCAACGCGTCCTGTGCGTTCTCCTGCATGTCGTGCCGAGCCTCGGCGACCACATCCGGCGTCTCGGTGTCGATGAGCCGCGGGAGACGGCGACTGACGACATCCACCTCGTCGTGGTGATCGAGTGCTAGATGCTGCAGTTGCACCGCGGCTTCTTCGGGGGTTAGCGCCATGGCTCGAAGCGTCCCAGCTCCCCGTTGAACAACCGCCACATGCGGCCGCAACTGTCGCAGCTCCACGTGGGGATCTCGTAGGATGCCGAACGCAGCCGGCCGGTGCAGCGCGGGCAGGTGGCCTTGGGTGCGGACACGGCGCGGTCCTTGCGTGAGGTGAGCGCCACCAACATCTTGACGCCGCTCTCACGCACCGACTTCGCTGCGGCGAGGATCTTCTCGCGCCAGGAGGTCTTCGTGCGTTCGGTGGCGCGGAGGAGTTCATCGGCTTCCCATCGCGAGCGAGCCGGCGCGCGGAGGTCCTGTCGTTTGAGCCGGCGACGATACCGGCTGGGCGACCACCGCTTGTGGAGTTTCCGAGGCTGTGCAGGATGCATTTACTCTCCCAGGTGCTCGGCGGAATACCGAGCCAGTAGCTTTTTCATTTCGTCGCAGAGGAACTCCACGTCGTTCTCGGCGCGGTAGTGTGCGCTCTCTGCGGTACGGAGGGTGGTCTGCGCGTCGGTGAGGTGGGCCTTGGCATCTCCTACCACCTGGCGCGCGGTCGTGATCTTTCGGTGCAGTGCGGCAATATCGTCGAGCTCCACCGCTTTTACAGCGGCGGGGACCGGCTCACTTGGTTCGGACCAGGCCATGGCGTCTCCGTTCATACCGACGACGATAGCGTTCCTGCCATCGCCACTTGCGAAGAATCCGCTGAGCCTCGGGGGTTGCGGCCCAGCGGTTCCATTTCTCGGCGGTCTGCTCGCAGGCTTGCGTATAGTCACGCACGATGCGCGCCATATCGGCAAACACCACGAACATTGGTCCGAGATCAATCGTCACGCGTCGGCCTGATCTGGTTTCGGCCGCGCTTCTCCAGCGCGCACCTTCCACAGCTGCAGGACGTCGCTCACGGTTTGCGTGGGCCACACCTCGACATCCTTGGCGAACTGCTCGTCGCTGAGTGGCACACCCATGGCGGCTTCGATCTCGGCCACGACGGCCGCGATGTCTTCAGGTTTGGTGATGGGAGCCAACGGATGCATGGGCATCATCATGCCACCGTTGAGACGTTCCAAAATGCGCAGCACGGTGACAGAGCCTTGCTCTTCCAACGGCTGCATGACAATGGGCTGACCCGAGACGGACGTCGTCGGTCGATTCACTTGCGCTCCTTCTGTATCCGAGTGGACGGTTCACGCTCTAGTATAGAGCCTACGGCCGGTGATAGCGGTGACGCCGGTCGAGGTTGACGCCGATAGCCTCGATGGCTTGTGTGGTCGTCTCACGGAGAAACGGATCGTCATACTCCAGAGCCGCCTGTCGGCACAAGCGAAGTGCGGTGCGCGCCTGTAACAGCGCTCGTGTGACCCGCACCTGCTCGTGCTCGGGCATATCCTTTCTTAGAACGGGGTGCAGGGCAGCGTGACGTCCCACGGCAGGATGCACCAGTAGCCGGTTTCGTTGTCGAAGTAGTTGAACTGCCGGATGGTGTGCGGGTTGATGCGATCCCACACACGTCCCCCTTCACCACCGCGACTGATCATCTGGTAGCAGGGGATGGGTCGGTTGTTGTCCACCACAGCCACGATCCCTGGGGATGCGGCGCGCGTGGGTGTCGCGTCCACGCCGCGATACATGATGATCAGGTCGTTGATGCCGGTGTCGAAGCGCCAGATGGTTTCCACGACATCGATTGCGCCCAGCGGCGGAATGCGCCGGTCGATATGGCCGAAGCGCGGGTCCACCGTGGGCGGGTTGAGCGGCGTGGCCGATCCCGGAGGTCCTTGCGGTCCCTGTGGCCCAGGAAGCCCCACGCCTTCGGGACCCTGAGGACCCATAGGACCGGCCGGTCCTTGTGGCCCTGCGGGTCCTTGTGGGCCGGTAGACCCCTTCGGGCCGGGGTCGCCCTTCACGCCCTGATAGCCGCGGTCGCCCTTGTCGCCCTTGGGTCCGGCCGGGCAGGTGGTGCACGACGGCGGGTTGTTGGTCTGCGGCGAACTGAACGGGTTGCTCTGTGCGCCAGCTCCGACGGTGTAGAGCGCCGCGACGAGCACGCTGATCCAAACGATTCTACGTTGCATGGTGCCTCTCCGATGGTAGCGGGTGAACGGCTTACAGCAGATGAGCGCTACCAAGCTCAGCTGACTTCTCGTTGAAGCTGGTGCGCACGCAATCCTCGAGCGTGAGGTTGACGCGCACGGCCAGCAGGTCCGCGTAGATGACGACATCGCCGATCTCGCGTTTCAGTTTCTGCACCAACGTGTCCATGCGTTGGTCCTCGGGTTTGTTCCAGCTCTGTTTGAACTGGTTGGCCGGCCAGATGCGTGACATCTTCTTGGTGAGATTGCAGGCTTCACCGGTCTCGCCGGCCATGGCGTTGCTCCACTGATCGGGTCCCCACGCCGTGATGGCCTGCGCGTGCGCCTCGCAGCGGGCCACGTTCGTCTTGGTGAACCGTTCGAACGACAGGAGGTTGTCGTTGGGCAGCGGCGCGCGGGCCATCCCCATGTCCACCTCTTCGATGCGGTGCGAGGCAATGTGGAAGTTGTGTCGGCATCCCTGGTCCAACGCGTCGCGTGCAATGTCGAGCGGCAACAGCACTTGTCGTCCCTGGCGCGTGCGCCGTGTGTTGTTCTTCTCGACCTCCGCATCGTCGATCTCCATCGTTACCGTGAACGTCAGCTTCATGTCTTCTCCTCTCGCACGTAGCGGAAGCCCATGGCGTCGGCGTAGTGGGCTAGGTGATCGTCGGTGAACTCTATGTCGTAGTGTGTCCGTGCCCACGCACAGATCGGTTCCATCTCTGCACGCGTGATGAGCGGTCGTGGCAGCACCGGTGCGTGGCCGCGGTCCTCGTCGCCATGACAGTCACAGTCGCAGTGATGGACTGGCGTGGGCTCGGGACCGAAGAACCACCGCAACATGGCCCATGACGCCACGACATGGATGCCGATGTACAGATACCACGTGTCCGGCCGCTGACCGGCAATGAACGCGGTGTAGCTCCCGAGGATCAACCCCGTGAGGACAATCCACCCCGGTGTGCGCGGCCTAGTCGTCATAGCCGTGGAACCGTTTGAAGGCCAACGTCACCGCCATCACAGCCAGCGACGCGGCGATGACCGACAGCGCGATGTTCAGTTCGTAACGCATCCACGCCACGAGGTCGTGCAACGATGCTGCCACGGAGGTGATGTCGACAAGCAACTGAGCGAGCTGCTGGTTGTTCACTTGGCGCGCTCCAACCACATCTGTGCTTCCTCGATCTTCGTAGCGACGAGCGCCGTCTCGCGGCTCTTCGCAACGTCCTGCAACGCTTCGTGCGCCAGGAGGAGGTGCTCAGCCACGACCGCGCGTCGTCGTCGTTGCTCTTCCGCGGCGCGACGATCGAGTTCCGCGAATTGTTCGTCGTAGTGTCCCATCAGTACATCGACGCGATCACCATACGATTCTCAATCGTGAAGGTGTCGTCGTCGTCCTCGAAGGTGAAGGTGACGTCGCCGTCTTCGATCAACGTGACGGCCACCTCGCGCCATCCATCGGTGGTGAACAGCTTCATCCCGGCAATCACCTCGCTCGCCGAGACCGCAACGGCGAGAACCGGGTAGTTACCGGAAGCGTTTCGTTTGCCTGGCGCCACGGACAGTCCTCCTTGTGATCGTGTAGGGTCAACGTGAATTGCGGCTGTGCATTGAAGCCGTTGTAGGTGGCTGTGCGGCCGCAGTGGGCGCATGTCGCCTCGGGATATTCGCCGTTGTAGCGCAGCGGGTCACCGGCCAATACCGCGGCGAGCACGGCTTCCAGCGCCTCGACCCGCTGGCTCACCAGATTGCCTTGCTTGGCGAGCCGGCCCAAGCCCAGGCGAAGCATACCGGCGTCGTCGACGTGGCCGCTAAGGGCAACCTCCGCAGCCAGAATCGCCCAGTCTCGGAGGACGTTGGGCCGGACCGCGGCCGTGGGGATGCAGACGTCGTCGACGCCCGTCTGCCATTCCACGCCGGCTTCTTGGAGTCGGGTGCGGGCGTGGGCCGCGGAACACACCCACCGGCCGCGCAGCCACGTCAGGATATCTACCGCCTCCTTTGGCCGCGGCCGGCTCCGTCGCGCGGCGAGATACTTCAACACCTCGTCGTGCGTGAGCGCGATGCGGTCCTCTCGTTCAATGCCCCACCGGTTAGTAGATGACACGGTCGTCCATCTCGGTGGCGACGATGTTGGTGAGGTCCTCGCGCAGCTGTTCGAACTCTTCGGCGGGTTCGCGCCGCTTCAACGTCTCCAGATATTCGTCGTCATCTGCGAAGTGCGCCAGCACCTTCTCCACGATGCGCGCCGCCACGATGCGTGTGTTACCCATTGGGATCCTCCTCGTCCTCAACGTAGCCACCGGTGTAAGGATGCATGTTGATGACCGCCGTGTCGTGGAACCTACTCTTGATCCCGAGCGTCTCGGAACCAGAGTCGCGGGCCACCAACACCCGCACCTCGCAGGAGCCGGCACTTGCTGCCGTGACACTGTCGGCAATCTTCCGTACGGCGTCGGTAGAGAGCACACCACCCGCCAGAAACTGTGCCTCGGTGGCAAAGTAGAGTTGCATCATCTCGGCCATATGCGCGTGGACCATGCTCTCTGGGAAGAGGACTGGCACCTCTCGGTTGCCCACGCGCATGATGACGTATTTCCACGCCATGGCTACTCGCGTTCGATCCAGGTGGCGTAGAGGGTGCACTCGCGTCCGAGTTCAATGCGCATGCCGGACCAGTCGCCTCCGGATGGCACCTCAGTGTAGAAGACGGTGTCCGGTGGGAGCGAGAGTGCCTCGCGCAACGTCGCCGTCGAGAGCGTGCGCGTGAAGGTCTTGACCGTGACCACGTCGACCTGCGTGTCGTCGCTCACGGGTTCCGCTTGCGCAAGATTCTCCTGCTCCACAATCAACGGCACACAGCGTGCGTTGAGCGGCGCGTCGCATTCCTCCATACGGAGATCGATGCGGGCCTTGCGGATCAGCTCGGAGGCGGTGAGCCGACTCACGCCCATCTTCAGTTCAATCCACTGCTGGAAGCTTCCGGAGCGGCGCGCGAGAGACCGATAGGATTTCAACTGTCGCTTGACGAACGCAAGTTTCTCTGATGTCTTCATGGCTTCACCCGGCCGTTGTCGTAGAGATTGGACTGTGCCTCACGCACCAGTATCTTGGCGTCGCGCCACGTGAGGTGCAGACGTGCCGCAATGGAGGCATAGCTCAGGCCCATCGAGTGGAGCTCCCACACCTTGGCGCGAAGGGCATCCTGCGGACTGGACGGCGCGGGTCCGGTGCTCACGAGAGCCTCCACTGATGGCCGCATGGGCCGCAGGTTTTGATGGCACCGTGAATCCACCCCACGACACTCCCACAGTTGGGACATCCGTCGCCACCTTCGGGCAAGAACGACACAATCGTCTCCGGTCCACCATCCGGTGTGCCGATTGGAATTGTGTGCGATCGCACACCACCCATCGACGCTAGAACAATCTTATCGGGGCGACTATCGACGCGCGTCTCTTTGTAGGGCGTGAGCATCTGGCGCTCAAGCTCGGTGTGTGGCTGCACGATGCCACAATACGGGCAGTGCGTGCGCGCCGGCTTCGGCTTGGGTTGTGGCGGGTAGAGCCGGCGCTCGGTGGCCAGCACCAACGCCATGAACAGTTGGCCGGCCACATACAGCGCGCCGAAAATGGCGAACGTGTACAGGGCCAGCGGCGTGGCCGGAATGAGGACGCCCGCGCCGATCATGGCACCCATGCACCAATGCACCACAAGCGTGGTGGCGGTCTTGAAGCGTTGAATGCCGGAGCCGTTCGGCGCGCTCATGCCGTGTAGCCTTTCAAATCTTCGTAGATGGCGAGCAGGGCCACGACATCGCCCGAGCCAATGGCCTGGTCGGCGCGCTCGAGGGACGCGCGCATCATCGTGGCCGCGAAGATGCCGGTTGGGATCTCGTCGTAGAGCGGGAGCAACGCGCGCACCCGCGTGCATTCGGCCAACACGCCTTCGACCAAGTTCATACGTTTCTCCTTGCATGGCACGCAGACAGCGGACGGACAGACGGTCGTCACAGGCGTCGAGGTCTGGCCGCAGAGACATTGCCAGTGGTTCGATAGCACGTCGTGGATGTAGGGCACGTGGTCACATGCCGCCGACTGTTCGTCGAACGTCATTGACGCTCGCTCAGTTGACGTTCATACCATCGCGCGCTGAGTGTGTGTTGCGTCGCGGCCTTGGTGTCACCGTCTTGCCGCGCCAGACCGGCCATCTCCCATTCCTGGTTTGCCTTGCGTCGCAGTCGCTCTGGTGCGTCGTCCGGTTCGATAGCGACCGGCTTGCACTCCTCCACCAGATCCCAGGGGTCCTCTACGACGTTGTCGTAGCGGCCGTCCCAGCGGTAGAGCCGTGTGCGGTAGACGGCGGCGTCCCACCGTGCGACGGTCACGCGCGTGCCGGACTGACCGACGTGGATATCCAGCACGGTCCACGCATGGCCCTGTCGGTCCCGGTAGTATTTTCCAATCTCGAGCGTCATGGGCATGCCACACTCCAGCTCGTGGTCGTGCGGGGGTAGGCACCCTCGTCCGTGGTGGTGTGCTCGCTCCACACCAGCTGACAGGCGTTGCCCACGCGCACGATATGCGCCTCCACGTGAATGGAGCCGCGGTGCACGGTGGTGGTCTCGAGGATGGCGATGTCGTTAGGGTGCGGCCGTGGGAGCGTGGGTGCGGCGTATTGCTCGCCCATCCACCCACCCAGCAGCACGCCCACCAACACGGTGATGCCGACGAGGAGCACCTGGATCATTTGCCGGCCAATCCCTTCTCCAACACACGCGTCAGTTCACCCACCGAGCTGGCGTCGAGGAGCTTGGTCACGGCCTTGGCGATGTCGCGGGTGGCGTCGGTGCGGCCGCGGGCGTAGGCCTCCTGTTGCGCCTTGCCGTAGACATCGTGGTGCGCCACTTCGAAGCCGCACACCCACATGGCGTCGAGCACCGCGCCCACCTGCATATGGAGCTCAAGCGCGGGTGGCCGCGTCATCAGGTAGTCGGTGATACGTTGCGTCGCTTCGGCTCGGGACTCGTGATGCGGAACACGCGGTGCCGTGAGCGCCGCAACGGTGCCCTCGTCGAGGGTAAAGGTCTGGCTGCGTGGTGGTCCCACGCCGTCGGCGTAGGCAATGGTGATCTTCATCTCAGGCATTGGTGTCGTCTCCTTGGGTGCATGCAGGCACTCGGTGCCACCCCACTCCCCGCAGCTATGGAACATCATCGGACATTCGCCGCGGAGCGACGTGGGGTTGTGGCAGATCATTGGCCGGCTCCACAGAACTGATAGCCACGGATGGTGTTGACGAAGCTGAGGATGTCGGCGCGGCTGGCGTCGGACATGGAGAGGTTCGTGCTCTTGGTGGCGACCCACTCCATGAACGTGGTCTGCACACCCCAGGCACCCAGCTCGGCTTCGGTGCGGTCGCGGCGCGCATCGGCACAGGAGTGCGGGAACTGTTTGTGGCGCGCCTCGTGCAGCAGCGTGGCGGCCGTGGCGACGAGCTCACCGTCGCTGAGGATGGGCCCTAAGCCTTTGCTCCCGACGTGCAGCACGTTGTCGGCACAGCAGTCGGCGGCGATGTTGAACTCTGGCGCGTAGGTCACGATGGCGACCGTCAAGCCTTGCGCGCGGAACCACGCGCCAGCTGGCTGGGATGTCCACGGCAGCGCCTCCCCGGTCTGCACGTAGTCCACCAGGGCCAGCGCGGCGTCTATCCGGCATTGGCCGGCGCATTGGCCGGGCGTGTAGAAGCTCGCTACAGCGCGCGTGGCCGTGGGGGTATCGGCCGTAGGGGTCGGGCCGGTGGGACCTCCCTTGGACCCGCAGGCGGCTAAGAAGGCGGTCAGGGCGAGCGTGGCCGCAATCTGGAGGTAGCGGCGGTCGGGTCCCATCAGGCCCAGGAGCTCCACGGTGCCGGCGAGTTTCGCCAGCGCCTCCCGCACCAGGGGGAGCGCGCCTTCCTCCTTGATGCGGTAGTCTACCAGGCGGATGTCCAGGATCTCGCGCCGGCCGTCAACCCGCGCGTCCACGGCGTAGGTGATGAAGGGGTTCATCGACCCACCTCGGTCAGCGTGCCGTCGGGGGTGGCCACAAAGCGGCGGACGGTGGTGCGGTCGGCAATGAGGGCCATCTCGAGCCGGCCAGCGGCGTCGGTGCGAGTGCGCCACTCTTCCAGCTTGGCGAGCGCCTCGTCCTGGTTGTCGGCGTTGGTCCAGAGTTGCGTGGCGCGGTAGGTGCCGGTGGCGTCGATGGCCGTGATGTTGATGTGGCGCCAGGCCTCCATGTCGGCCACGGCCTTGGCAATCACGGCCGCGTGCGTGGGGATGGTTTCCAGGACGTTGCCGTCTTCGTCCATCACCGCGAAGAGCTCGACCTTCGACACCGTGAGGTGGTCGTTGGCCACGCGAACCTTGATATCGGCCTCTTCGCGGGTGTCGGCTGTCACGTTGTGACCGACCACGTAGGTGATGGCGTCGTTTTCGTCCGGCCGGGTGAACGTGATGTTGAAGGCGAAGGTCTTGGTGGTCATGGTCCGTTCCGTTCCGTCTGTTCCGTTCGTTCCGTTGGCCGCGCTCCCTCAGGCGGGATCATCTGCGGCCGGTGGTGAGCGGCTTGCGAATCTCATGTCGCCTCTCGCCGTCCACCAACGAAATGTAGTATGGCTCAAATCGTTCCCGTGTGGCAACAGTTATTTCATAGAGGGTCGAAATAAATTGTGTGTCACCCCAGAAATCACGAGAAAGGGTCGAAATAACTGGAGGTTGCGGGGTGAATTTCCGACCGTCACAGTGATCTCCAAGGGATGGAGGTGAAACGGTTGGACCCTTCATGAGCGGAATGGGGTCAGCGGAAAAACGGAGGGGGACGGGTGAACGGCCGGCATTACCAGGTGGTGAACGAATGCACCATGATCTTCAAGGAATTCAACTCGCCGTTCACGGGGGAGGGTAGGGTCTTTTGGGCCTTTTCCTTAATTATGGTAAAAAAAAGAATACTTAAGCAATAGCTAAGTAACGCGTTCGGCGAGTTGAATTCGAAAATTCGTTGGAGAATGAGGTGGGCGTGATGTCTTGCGTGAAGGCCATGAAAAGTGGTAAAAATCACATGTTTTGCGTGTGTTTCAGCAGTTGGGGTGGCCCATACTCGTGATGCACGGGACGGCAGCGAGTGGTGAAAGCGAGGCGATCACCTCCCGAGGTGGTAAGCTAGGGTGCTCACACCCATCCGCTGTGCGTCCCAACAGCCTCCCCAAGCCAAGTGACCAAATCAGCACCCGCGAAGCGTGCGCTTTCGCCACCTAAAACCCCCAAAAAGGTGACAAAAGCACCGAAAACGGTGGTGAAAGGTGTCGCGCGCACGCCAAATCGGGTCTATAGCGTCAGTTTAGCGCAGGTCAAACGTCATCTGGCCGCACTCCGCAAAGAGATCGCAGAAAAGGAAGCGCATGTGGCGGCACTGGATGTGCGGCTCGGCAAGAAGCCGCCCATGACCGAGGACCAGAAGCGCGAGCTGTTGGACTACGACAACCCCGTCATCCTAAAAAACGGGCATAAGTTCTTCCCCTTTCGCAAGGGCAACATCGGCTTCAAGGGCCGCGGCAACAGTCACCAGAAGAGCGCCAGCGTGAAAGCGTTGATCAGCAAGGTGGTGGCCGAACAGCCGGCCATGATTCAAGCCGCCATTGCCCGCGGCATTCGTGGGAGCAGCAAGAACGCGCATCACTACCTCCGCCTCAGCGCCGAGTACATGGATGGCAAGCCCACCGAGAGTGTGGAGCTCACGGTGCAGACGCATCACGAGGCGGTGAATGCGGCCAGCGAAAAGCTCGACACGCTCCTGAACAAACTCGCCAGCAAGATCGCTGAGAAGGCGGACGGGTAGCATGGCGAGTGTCAATGTCGCGGCCACCTATCAGCCCACCG